AAAGATCCAGAAAAACAATCTACCTTATTGAGAATTGTATCACATATTGGACTATACTCTATAATACAAATACCTTCAGAATTGATACAAGACATCCACTCATCTAAACATTCTGCTGGTTTATAAGAATGGTCAAAAGAATTAGAATATACTATGTCATAATAGGAACGCCAAGATTCTTGTGACTTATGGAAATCCCATTGAATAGTGTTGGGGTAATCTTTAGCATTGTCGCTTATCTCTGTACCAAGTATATCTATATCTTTACCTAAAAACTTCTTAAAGTATTCCTGCTCTAAACCTCTCCTTGTACCATGACAAAGAATCTTATTAGCTCTCCTACCAAACCTATTACTATAATAATCTATTAAATATTTTATAGAGTTCTTATCTACATAAGAATTTTTTATCTTTTTCTTATTTGCTTCTATTTGAGAATCTCTATAGTGATCGTAATCTTTGTATTCGTATATCTTCATTGTTTACTTTTTACCTGTATGTTTACCCATAGATTTAAAAAATTCATTATCTCTAGAATCTCCTAATAATAAAGAATACTTAAAATTCTTCTTCCAACATATATAATCAAAACTTAACTGATCTCTCTTAGAATTGTACTTTATTTCTTCCCACCAACTTTCCATAACATCAACCACCTCCTTTTCTTTATGCCGCCTTAATATTATAGGATTAGTAGCAAGACCGTTATTGCTAGGATACCCTTCTTTTAAGTACCTGGATACTTGTTGTGTTATTAATTTAGGATTATCTTTATAGTTTAACTTACCTCTATGAGGAGTTATTCTCATATTCTCTTGCCCTTTCTGTAGTATAGCGTTAGCTTCCTCGTATAAACAGTTTCTAGCATCTAGGATAGTTTGATTATGATCGAAGACTTTATGTAAAGAATCATCTATCAGTTCTCTTACATCTCCGACAACTTTTATGTTACCGTCTATCCATATACTATACTGATAGTCTTTTAAGTACCTATGAGGAAGTACCTTATACTTTTTTGCATTCCTATTAGCATCATTATATATAGGCAAAGATTTGACTACTCTCCAAGTTCTTGATTTAATATCAGCATCAGTAAAACAAATATAATCAACGCCATCTAACTGTAATTGATCTTCTATTAAATTGTCGTAATTTCCGAATATGGACGTATATATAGCTACTTTCATAATACTTTACATATTATACCCTCAGAGTCTGCTAACCTTTTATCTTTAGTAATATTTTCTGACTTACACATATAGAACTCTGTAGACATAGGATGACCTACTTTTAACTCTACCTGTAAAATAGATCTGTCAACATACTCATCTACTGCTCTTTTAACTTCTGGTATTAAACCATAATCGTCAAAAACTAAGTAGATAGGCTTAAGTTTAAGAGCATTCTCTATATCACTTTTAACATGCTTATAATAATGAACACAGTCTATTATAATCATATCATGATACTTAAAACCCCAAGCATCTCTATAAACATCTTTTCTATAACATACGACACTATCTAAGTTTTCACATAACTTATTTATTCTATCAACTCTAGACCTATCAAGCTCCACACAAGAAAACGTATCTACAAAGTGACCTAAAAAATAAGCTGTATGCCCTACTGAAGATCCTATCTCTAATATGCTTTTGACACCATTCTTCACTATAAAGTTATACAAGTCTGTCTTAAATCTCTTAGAAGTAGTCGTCTTTGAATCAAATTTATCTGGAATAGTATCCAAGATAGTTTTAGGATTGTACATTAAAAATATATTTGAGAATTTATAATATTGGAACCTAGATCACCTCTAGGAATAGTATAGGTAGGAGCGTAACGTGCTATAGTATCGTGTACTCCTGTTTGATTTCCTATGTTAAACTTAGCTTTAGACTTTATATACATCTGTACTCTTATATCCACATGCCTTAAATCTAAAGCTTTTTTAAAGTTTAAATTAATATTAGGATTAGAAAACCAGTAATAAGCAGGATAGTTAAATGTGTTTAACTCATTTATCTTATTTTGTATTATAGGCAGCTCCTCTTCCTTATACCTATTAGATATTAATACTGTAAAGAAGTCATTAGTTCCAGTGTGTTGGTTTATTATAGCATCCCCCAAACTTTTTTCTTCGTCTGTCCAGTAAATCTCTGGATCTAAATCTTGCATCTCATCTTCTCGAAACTGCCAGAACCTAAGAATCTGCTTTAGTAAAGGCTCCTCTTCTTCAGTATAAATTCTATAATGGTCATTAAATACCTCTTCAGAAAAGTAATCTATAAAGTCGTCAACGTATGGATTATTCTTAAAGACTACTTCAGATACGTTAAAAGGGTTATCCCAAGAATCCCAATTATCTTTTAAGTGTACAAATAGATGAGAAAGAAGATCCTTATTAGGAATAAAAACTTTACAATTAGGATATTTTTCTTTGAGCTTTCTAGGCATTGCAGAAATAATGCCCCAATCCCCAACTCCCATACAGGTCCTTAATACAATAAAATACTGCTCTTCTAAATAAAAATTTGGTATATAAAATGGATCTTTTATAGAAAATCCTAACTTATCCACATGTTTAATAGGATGTAAAGCATTACCAAAAGTTCTCCAAAAAACCATATTATAATGTATTATAGTAATTATTCTGCCTTTCTTGTCTATCTATATCTTTAAAGTGAAGTATATCTAAATCATTATCTACAGGTATTCTGGCAAAGTTGTTAGAGCCTACAACTCTTTCATGAAGTTTGCCATCCCATTTTATCCCTTCTTTATTCTTGTAAAGTCTAGTCTGATAGTCAGGATAGTTTATTATAGGACAGTAATACCTAACTACATTAATATTATCAGCGTGATTATGCTCAGATATTATAAAGCCGTTATCCTTAAGAAACTTATAAGACTCTGAAGAAGTATCGTACTCATCTGAGTCTGCGTAGTTCTCGTCTCTACCTATAAACCATCCCCAAGAGTCTATATGCTTTTGTGTTATACCTTTAACTATATTAACTCTAGGTATAGCTATAAGATCTATATTAGAAGGCTCATTTACATTTATAATATTGTGAAGATTAGTATATAAGTGTAAGGACAGGTACTCGTCTGCATCTATTTGGAATATCCAATCATTCTTACATAAACTATTTCCGAAGTTCTTATAATCTGAAAAGTTTCCTTTAAAGTCAAAAGGAAGATAGGAATACTTATCTATCTTATTATCAAAATTAACAAGAATTTCTTTTACATCGTCTGTTACTTTATTAGAATCGTAGACTACTACTATTTCATCTCCCGCACTTTTTCCAGTAGAAAGCTGCTTTAGTAGTCGATCTAACTCCCTAAACTCGTCACAAACTGTAACTAGGAAACTTATAGTACTACTCATCTTCTTTAGATATTAACATAAACTGATCAAAAGCTTCCAGAAACTTATCTTTATCAAAAGTAGAAGCATTCTCAAAATCGACTACAGTATTGTAAAACTCTCCTGGCTTATCTGGATTAGGATAGTTTTTAGACTCCTCCTCATTAAGCATCTTAAAAGGAACTACTTGCCATTTATAATCTGAAGTGTTCGTGTCTAATATAGGGAACATACTAGCCTTACTAGTAGAGTTCATAGATAATACCCAGGCATACCCTTTATCATATTTGATTAATTCGTACACAAACTTAGGTATCTTTTCCTTTAACTCTTCTAAAGTCTTTGAGCCTTCTACTAAAAAAGAGTTAGTAGTATAACCAGACTCTGTACATAGTTTTGACCATAATCCAGTAGACGAATCCTTATCTACTAGAACACATAAATTATTAGTTATAGGAGATATTTCATCAAAAGTAAATCTATTTTCCATTTATATCTTTTTTAATTTAGGAAGTGTTAAAGGAACTTCTTTAGTAACAGGAATACTGTCAAGTATATGATGCAGTTTACTTGACATTTTATCAAAAGTAAAGTTAGATAGCGTGTGCTTTCTCTGTTCTTCAGACCTCTTTAAAACCTCAGAGTAATTCTTTTCTATAGACTGTAATATTTTAATAGCATAGGCATAGTTAACAGTAAACCATCGTGCCTCTTGCATAAACCACTTATTGACTACAGACTTGTGTACTTGAGTTAAATCTCCTGGAAGTAAGTAGGACATATTACTGTCTAAGAAATCCATTTGTCCTGACCATCCAGAAGCAATAACAGGCTTACCAGTAGCTGTAAACTCCAATAAAGGTCTACCAAATCCTTCACCTTTAGTAAAACTAACCATCGCTTTTACTTTATGATGGTTATACAAACCATTCATTTGTTGGTCTGATAACTGTCCATGAATCAGATACACAGACGGACAGTTATCTACAGTATCTCTTATAGCTTGTATTTTTTTATTTATTTCGTACCTATCGCTAACTGAGAATCCAGATCCGCTAGTTTTTAATATAAGAGCAGGTCTTGTTCTAGAAGGTTTATTTTTAAAAGCTTCACAGAAAGTTTTTACTAGCATCCCGACATCTTTTCTATCTTGGCCTAAATCCCCTTCTAACCAATGTCCTACGAATAAAAAACAAAAATCTTCTTTTATAGAAGATAGCTTATCTTTTACTTCCTGGTCTATTTTAGAAGTCTTTTTAAATATATCAGTGTCTATACCTTCAAAAAGAACTTCCGTTCTAAGACTTTCTTTTAAGGCTACTGACCCTATTATCTGATTAGTAGTCTTATCTTGTTTATCGTATTTCGAGTTCTTTAAAACAGATACAGAGTGTTCACTGACTCCTATAAGCATATCCATATTATTAGCTCCCTCAATCCATTCTGGCTTACATAGATCAGTCTCTATACCAGCTGTCATACCTATATTATACTTACCTAATCTAGAAAACTCATTAGGTATAGTCAATTGTATAAAGATATCAGGATTGGGTGTAGGTCTTTTAGTAATACGAGACTCAATAGCTCTACCAACTTCAGTAGTAGTGTCTAAACCATTCCAAGAAGTATTTCCCCAATTAGTAGGAAATATTTCTAAATCATAATCTGAATAGGATATAATACATCTTGCAATGTCTCTAGCGTGGTCTCCGTAACCAGACCTTGTCTTAACAGGTGCGTACAATAAAACTCTCTTACTCATATTTACCAAGTTATACCTATATTTTCTGAAAAAGAACTCTCAAATTTATCTACCTTAGTAACCGTAAAGTTCTCAGTAGGAGTCCAGTTCTCTAATAAAAAATTAATATGTTTTACAAATCTATTACACATCTCTTTAGATGACATACCAGATTCTTCACTTACCGCCCACTTTCTTCCTTCAAGGCCTAGCTGTTTTCTTTTTTCAGGTTTTATATAATACCAATACCCTATAGCTTTTGACACATCCTCAAACTTACATCTATCATCAAATATATAAGGAGTAGGTACAGAACCTTGCAAAGATCTGTTGCTAGGGTACACAGGCTTTACCCAAGTCCCGTGATTTGTATAGTGTCCTGTATGATTAGAAGTTATAGTAGAATCAAAGTTTATCCAGTTACCTTCACTGTCCTCAAACCTACACTGGTCTTGTAGTCCTCCTGTAACATTATTTATGATAGGAGTCCCTGCCATAATAGACTCAGCCCCACTTAAACCGAACCCTTCATTCGATGCTATATTTAAAGTAACATCTGATAGGTTATAAAAAAAGTTTAACTCTTTAGAGGAAATCTTTGCATCAGAAAAAATAATATTACAGTCAGGGCAGACTGCTTCTTTAACTGCTTTTAAATTAGTTCCATTCTCATCAGAGACCTGAGTGTGCATAAACAGACCGACATGCTTTGCCTGTTCCTCACTCAGAGTGTTTGTAAAGTGCCTGAAAGATAAGATAACGTCTCCAGGCTGCTTTCTTCTTATGTTCCTATTATTCCAGAATACAATAAAGTTCAAATCATGTTTAGAAAGGAACTCATTCTTAAACTTAATAAAATCTTCGTAATCTTTGTCCCCTTCTACGATAGGCCTAAAAGCATTTTCGTTTATACCATGTGGGACATAGGCTGTGTAAATAGTTCTATTGTTCATCTAAGTCTATTACTTTTTGGTTATTGTTTCTTAAAACATTATTATGAATATTGTGGGATTGCTTACTAATCCCCAATATCATGTCACAAGATGCGTAAGATAACCAATTGTAATTAGGGAACGGAGTATCATCCCATATAGCATAATATACTATAGGACATTGCTGTCTAATCTCATGTTCCATGTGATATAACCACTGCCAAAATCTTGGATCAGTAAAATGAAGTATAGCATCTGGTTTTACAGTCTCTAACAAATATCTTAGTATTTGCGGGTCTCCATATCCAGACCAAGGCATTACTTTAACGTCTGCATGGTCGATGCCTAACTCTTTATTAACATCTTCAGATACATCAATTATCTTACCTTGGTCAGGATGTTTTATAGCTGCACCTAACTGAAACCAATCAAATTGTTCAGCAGTGCCTAAAACAAACTCTCGACTCATAGTACCTACACCAGAATGTAGTCTTAAGTCATCTGATAATAGAAGTATCTTCTTTTTAGTGGGTCTAGGTTTTACTAACTTAGGTAACTCCATTATATTATATTTAGAACTCTATGTATAAATATATTTTTTATTGTTTATTATTCTCTAAATACTTTCTGTACTTAGCAGGAGTCAGTCTTTGCTCTTTAGGACACAAGTCATAATTATCTTTGAACTCACAGAATTTACAGTTTTTAGACCTCTCCCCAGGAATTGCTATAAACTCATTATCTAAGTTATAAGATCCGTCATCATTAAAACAGTAGTCTATAAAACTCTGAATGTTATCTAACGCACTCTGTTGAGCTTCTTCAGAAATAGGAGGAGTAAATATTTGTACTCTATTATCCAGTTTTCTGATAACTATAAAAAATTCAACATCAATCTTATCTATAGGGTATCCGTATTGTTTAGAAAAGTAATGTCGGTATAAGTATACTTGAGATACTTTTATCTCATCTTCTACCGCCCATTTCCCCCAACCTCTAGTAGATGTCTTTATGTCAACTATTTTAACTCTGTCTAACTTCTTATCGTACAGAACTATATCTACAAATGATAACATATTTACTTTATCATTAGTTTCGATAGCTTGCAGAAATAAAGGAGCCTCGATCCCTAACATACTATATCTTTCTGGATCAAAGTATAAATCCCTTCTATAGTTAAGAAAGTTTATTATATCACAACCATCTTTATAAAATTCAGCTAATTCTTCTGGAGTAGAGAAGTGCTTTCCGTCTACATTATTAAGCTCAGAAGTGTATACTTCAAGCATCTTATTTTTAAGATAATCTTTTAAATCTATAGACAAAGCTTCAGATTTTTTATCTTCTAAATATAGTTGTAGAAAGTTCTGTAACGTTTCATGAAACGCTGTACCGAAGGCGGTGTGTATACTAGGTAAATAAGTTCGTAATCCTTTTCCGTAAGCTAACTCCCAACTCTTAGGACACTTAGCAAATAGACTGTATTGTGAGAAGGAAATTCTGCCATAACCTTCTTTAGTAGTTTCTTCTTGAAATGATTTGTCTATACTTTCCTTAAGTTCTTTTATGTTCATTATTTTTTAATTCTTGTAACACTTTTTCTATATATACAGAAGCATCTAGTAACTCTTCTTGTAGATGATTTATCCACTGTAGTAAAGTTAAATCATTTCTTTCCATAGTTACTCCATACTTCTTTTCTCCTGTCTCTGCTCTGCTTCTTATCTTATTAATAACAGATTCCTCTATCTTACTCATCTCCTAAAAGTTTTGGATCTGGTAAAGACTCCTTCAATATCTCTCCACAGCTAGCACACCTAAATATCTGAATAGGCATCATCTGGTCTGTGCTAGCCCCAATGACTACCTTACTTATTTTCTTAATAATGAAAGAAACATCAAAACACTTATCTCCACAAGAAGAACAAGTTACGGTAGGATGTTCTAATGGGTTGATCTGCATTTGAACTTGTTGAGGTTGATTAGACTGTTTTCCGTCTAAACCTAAAATTTTACTCATAATATAATTATTTTAATTAAGCAAATATAATAAATTATTTGTCTATTTCATAATCTACAATGTATATAATTAAACATATTATAAAAAAAATATAAATCATCTAGTGTCCTTCTAAAAAGTTTGAAGATATTTCTGGAGGAGACTTTAAGGTAACACCCTCTAACTTAACGGTATTTTCCATTATATGTTGAACAGTAGGCATAACTTGCTCTACTACATCTTCTCTTACTTCTATTATTAATTGGTCATGAATCTGAGCTACTACTTGCCCATCTATGCCTAAACGTTTTAACTCTAAATTTATTTTTAAAGCAGCCCTATTAACTATAGAAGCTGCTAAAGATTGTATCTGAAAATTAAGAGATGCGTTATAGGAGTTTTTTAAATCTCTATATAAGTTTAGTACTGCTTCTTCTCCCAAATTTTTTGCTAGTTCTTTTCTAAAACCAAAATCTAAAATCTGACTTCCATACTTATCAAAAACCTCCTTACCTCTAACTAAATGTCTTGCTCTACCTACTTTATTCTTTATTACCCCAGTTCTTTCAAACTCCTCCTTTGAGTCCTCTATCCACTCAGCAACTCCTGGAAATCCTTCTAAGTAAGCTTCTCTTAACTCTTCTCCTTCTTTAGTAGGTATGCCTAGAGACTTGGCCAGAGCAAACCCAGACATACCGTAAGCAATACCTAAAGCATACGCCTTTGCTTTCTGTCTCTTTGAAGGATTTACTTTTTTAAGATAGTTATCTGCTTTTTTATCAGGAGACACTCCCTCTAACTTTTCTGTTCGTATAGCTACCGTACTATAAAAATCATGACCTTTATTAAATATCTCTTGTAGATTAATATCATTAGATATACTAGCAAAGATATGAGGCTCTAATGACTCGTAATCAGAGTCTATAAACTTATACCCAGGCCTAGAAATAAAGAATGCTCTAATCCTATTATTATACTTAATAACTATTGGATCATCTTCCCCGTCTTCTTTAGGCTTAGGCAACTGTTGTAAATCACTTCCGTATCTTCCAGTCACTGTACCGTGTTGTTTGAAGTACGGATAAAAAACTCCATCATCACTCTTCTCTAAGAGTCTATCAACATAAGTAGACTTTATCTTTAGAAGCCTATTATATATTCTTAACTTATTAGCCCACTCAGCATCTTCTGCAATCTTTTCTATAACAGCATCATTAACTTGTTTAGCTCCTTTATCAGTGACTGATATAGCCTCGTATTCTAAGCAGTCAAAAAATATATCAGATAAATGTTTTTTAGAACTTATGTTTATATACTCTCCTTTATTAAACTCTTTCCACAACTGTAAACTTATATTAGTTAAATCAGAATCTATAGAAGAGTCCACATCATTAACATCTAATAGAAAGTTTTTATAAGGAGAATCTTCTAAGGCTTCTATGTTCTTTTTAGAAAAAGAGTAGTTACCTGATTTATTCTTATCTAAAGGTATGTTCTTATACTCTACTAGTTTTTTAGCAAAAGATCCTTTATTTTTATAAGGGAACTTAGTTTTAGCTTGTTGTATTACCCAATGTTTTACTTTATTGAACTTTAGTAAATCATTAACTACCTGCTCTCTATAAGACTCTATGTGTAAAGATATTTCATCTCCCGTACTTTTTATGAAGTCTATATCCAGTAAAACCCCTCTTCTTTCCATAGGGACAGTTACTTCCTTATATACAGGCATAACTTCTTCATTAAAAAAGAAATCCCTCATACCCTCCTTGTCTATCCTAAACACAAAGTAGGCGGCTAATCTAAGAGTTAAGTCGGTATCAGCACAAGCATATTTTGAAAGTAAATCAAAATCAGCCTTGTATAATTCAAAGTCAGTAGAAGACACTTTACCTCCATTCTTTACTATACTTTCTTTTAAGTCTATCTGTTCTTGATTAGCTTCATCATCCTCATCTAATTGCAAATCCTTCTTAAGCATTTGTGCCAAAGACTTCAAAGCAAAAGGTTTACCAAAACCTATCGCACCTTCCTCCATAATAGTATGCGCAGCTAAAGTAGTCTCACAATAAAGATAAGGAAGTAAGTCTACTCCATATTGGTAAAATATTATAGAAGTATCAAAAGAACCGTTATGTGTGATTATCTTTTTATTATTCTCTACCAGACATAAGAAAACTTTTTTTAAAAAGTCAGAACCTTTTACTCTCCCTATATAAAAATCATCGAAAGAATCAGTTTCTAAATTGTATATTAAAGTAGGGATATAAAAAGATATACCCGCTTTAGTACAAAAAGATGCTCCAATTATTCTATCTTTTCTAACATTCAAGCCAGTGGTTTCTGTATCCACTGCTACTGCATTGGCCTCTTTTAATAAAGATATACATCTAATAACATCTTCCTTATTCTTTACAGTAAAATAATCTTTATGTACTCTTCTTTGTTCAGACATGTTTTCTTCTATATCTAGGATTTCCGAATACTTTTATAGCTATTATTTTTCCTATACCAGAAGACACTACATAAACAGCCATCATAATAGTATCTCCAGATAAAACAGCATTCACACCTATTGTCGTAGCTATTAGCCACAAAGTAGACATAAAGATAGTGATAATAGTTAAATATACTACTTTATTTTCATAACTATATTTTATATCAAAAACTTTTAAAATAGACTGTATTATCTGCAATACAGCCACTATTATATAATCCATATACCTACGCTCTATTAGCTTCCAACAATTCTATGAGTTTTTCTAAATCTTCTCTATCAGTAAATCTAAAATCTTCATACTCAAATATTTCTACATACCAAGAATTATCATCTAATATTTCATCGTTGGATGCTGTAATAAGAGAAAAATTCTTGAAGTCATATGTGTAGTAATAGAATGCATCATTACATCCCGACTCTTCTTGGGATACTTCTATTTTATCGAAGTTTAAATCAATTAAATCTTGTTCTTTCATAACATTATTTTATTTAAAATTCACCATATAAATCATACTTTTTAGGCTTCGGCTTCTCTACCTGTATTACATCGTGCTTAATAACGAAGAGTTCTCCATTTAAAGGAGACAGTCTGTAGTCCCCTTTGTAATCATTGTTCCTCATATACTCACTCATAACCTCTATAATGCCTTCTATAACTTCTCCATTTACAGGTTTATTATTCTCATCCACTAACATCCATCTATCTCCTGGAGGCACTCTATTTGCTATGAGTATATTTGTTTCCTGTATTTGCTCCATTATTATAAATGTTTTGAGTTTTTACAATTAAGTAAGCATCAAAAAAAGAATCAAAAAAATCTACATTATGTTCTCTATTAAGTTCATAAGCTAGATCTATTACTTGTTTCCTTATTCCTTTCTTTTCAGCTTTAAACAATAAGTCTTCTAAAGATTTACTGTTGTAATGTCTTCTCATTCTATTATATTAATTAGGTTATTTCTAAGCTCCATCTGTTCTTCTGACCAACTAACATTCTCTAATAACCAATTAATATATCTCTTAGGCATCCTACTAATAGGTATACCTTTATATTTTCCAAAAGTCATAATAACTTCATCAGATGTAGATTCCATACTAAACTCGTGTATAGGTACTGAAGTAAGTTTTTGTTCTTTCTTTCCGTACAGCTCCCATCTTCCTTTATCATCTTGTTTATATACCAGATCCTCAACCTTACCAAATCTTTCTAAAGAACCCACCAAATCTATAACCAGTACATCTTTTTTGTCAGGGTGTATTCTTGTTCCTCTCCCCACAAATTGATACCACCAAGAAAGAGAAGACGTAGGTCTTGCACATATAAGACAATCTAATTCTGGATAATCAAACCCTACTGTAAGTATATTAACTTGAACAACAACTTTTATGTTCCCAGATTTAAAGTTATCTACTATATAATCTCTATCTACTTTATTAAGTTTGCTGTGCAGTACAGCAGAACCTGGTATCTTTTTTGACAAAGACTCGGCTTCTTGTATACTAGGTACAGCTATAAGTATAGATTTTCTGTCAGTCAAAGAGCTAACTTTATCTATTATAGTTTGCTCTACATTAGATACTCTATAGGCATAGTTTATAGAGTCTTCAGTATAATCAGACTTTGAAGTATTAAATAGTAAGAAATCAGTATCGAACTTAACAGACTCATAAACTATAGGAGTCCAGTATTTAAGTTCTAGTATTTCTTTTATCTGAGCTACATAGATTATATCTTTAAAAAAATTACCCTTACTTGATCTGTTAGTAAGCATTACTAGTTTAGAAAAGTTATTACCATCTAAATCTCTATTAGTCTGTAACTTTAAAGGAGTAGCAGTAAGGCCTAAGATATGAGATGCGTTTATAGCGTTTAAGAATTTCCTCAACATACCTGAAGGCTCTCTTGGGAATCTATCACACTCATCTATTATTATTTTTTTTATCCCTAGTTCTTTTACTTTTTTAGATGCTTTTACTATAGAGCCTATAGTTGCGTAAGTGACGTTCCCTATCTCTTTAGTATTCATTGATGCAGAAAATATATTAGCCTCTCCGCCCAAATTTATATACTTGTTGTAGTTCTGTTCTAGTAATTCTTTTGATGGTTGCAGAACGATAACCTTGTCTTGTATCCTGTCAGCTATACTCGCTATTACCACAGACTTCCCAAAAGCAGTAGGAGCCACTATAATAGAAGGCTTTGCGTCCTTACTATTAAAAAACTCTACACCTTTATTTACAGGTTCTATTTGATTTGATCGTAACTTCATTATTTATCTTTTTCTTTATAACTAATACCGTACTCCTGTATAAATCTATCCTTAAAAGCCTCTCCCACACCTATGTATACTATCTCGTACTCATAGGGAAGAAGAGGCTTTTTTTTGGATATACTTAACAAATCGTCTAAAGTATTTTCTGTAAATATACTAATTTTTTCTTTACTTTTTTTTGACTCCTTATAAACAACAACTAAAAACATTACTCACAACTTACACATTCTAAAATATTTCTTGAAAACATTTGTGCAGAGTTTTGACTAAACTGGTAGTACAGAGTTTTGATACCTTCCTCCCAAGCATATAAATATAGTTGATTAATATCTTTAGCAGGTATTGAAGGGTGTATTTGTAAATTTAAACTCTGAGACTGGTCTATATACTTCTGCCTCTGTGCTGCTTGTAAAATTATTTCCTTTGGAGAAATCTCTACAAAAGTTTTGAACACTTCTTTTGTAGGAAAATCTAAGTGCTGTACGGATCCATCTTTTTTAAGAATGCTATCCCAAACTTCTTCGGTATCTAAACTATACTTTTCTAACTCTGCTTTTAAGAAAGGATTCTTATATACAGTCTTTATCTTTGCTAAATCTTTTACGAAGTAATTAGACTTAATAGGCTCAATACCCATAGATACTTGACCTAAAATAAAAGAACTTGATTTTGTAGGAGCAATAGCCATTAAAGTAGAGTTAGCATATCCATCTCTAACACATTGATACTTTGTAGGCATAGACATATATAAATCTTGAGAAGCCTTATCTGTACGCTCTTTTAATGTACTAAAAATCTTATGATTGTATTGCTTTGCTTGTAAGGACTCAAAAGCTATATTTTTAGACTGAAGTAAAGAGTGATACCCTAAAACTCCTACACCTATTGCCCTATGTTCTCTTGCGAATCTATGAGCTTTCTTCATTCCTGGTAAATCCCAAGCCTTTTGTATGAACTCATCCATTACTGCATTTAAAAAATAAACATAGGTTTCTACAGCATCTGTTTTCTCTATCTCATCCCAATGTAGTAAGTTTATAGATCCTATGCAACAAACAAAAGATACATCATCATCTGAAGGGAGCATTATCTCCGAACAATTAAAAGTTTTCAACCCATTTGAAACAAAAATATGCTCATCAGTATAAACAGTCGGACAGTATACTGGTTCATTTTCTAATTTTTCTATGGATATTACCTTTGCTCTTTTTTTAGAATTATCTCTGTAATCTCTTGACTCTATAACCACACCTTTTCTTGTTAGGAAAGATGTTTTTTCTTCTATTTTTAAAGCATCATTTTTATTTGAAAATATTAATCGCCAACAATCTTGAGTATTATAATATTTATGACCACCTTTACCATCAGGCAATAAAGTTTCTCCTGCATGTCTTAATATTTTTATAGAAGAAGAGAGTCCTAAATTTGTAAATAATACTTGTAATTCTTCCAAAAAGCCTCTGTTGATACAAGCATAACTTATTTGTAATGGATTACCGTTAGAAGTTCCTAAATTTGCTGTACCATCTGCATATAAAAGACCTCTTAAATATGACCATACAGTCTCTTCATTAGCCTCCCATACCCAAGATGGAACATACCCTTTTTCAAAGTTTAATGCTTTTTTTAAAGTTCTTGAAGTTAATCGTTTCTTTCTAACTGTAGATTGGTTAGTACAGCACTCAACGAACTCAGCTGGTTTTCTTTTTCTTACAGAATTAGTTTTGCCCGTTTGATTAACTACTTGATAAGTATCACAACCATATTCATAATGTATTTTATTAAATTTTTCTTGGATTTCATCTACTAAATCAAAATCATTTTCCCATATATCAATCATAATCGAATCTTTATGCTGTGTTCCATCTGCTTGATATAATCCTAATAAAAATGCTTCATCTTTCATATCTACTGTTCCGAAGATACCTTTATTAGTTTGAGTAGCAACATAATCTCCTATTCTTAAATCTTTAGCCTCTACTCTTACTATATCTTTTTTAGTATCATTTAACACAGCTATTCCGTGATTAGGACTTACTTTTTGAGACATTCCATTTGAATAAGTTATTTTAAGAACTTCTGAATTATCATCCCTTAATAACATTTTTGATGCTTTAACTTCTTTCTCTCCATCAAACAAAATTAGCTCCTCCTCACTTTCATAGAGTTCTTGTACTGTTAAATACCCTTTTGAGGTAACAACCCTTTGATCAGAAGTTAAACATAGATTAGACGCTTTTATAGTATAAGGTAAATACTTGTAAGGAGTATTAAGGTTAGCTGTAGTTCTGAACATAATATAAGGAAGTCCAATCTCTCCTCTTCTTTGTATAATCTTCGCCCAAACTTTTCTCTTATAGGAATCCCCATCTTTCATATGTTGTAACCACTCATCTCCAACAGTAACTCCATACTGTAAATTTTGAATAGGATTACCTTCTGTGGCAATATCTAAAAATTCCAAAATATCATCGTGTTCTACGGGTAAGTATACAGCACAAGCACCTCGTCTTGCTTCAGCTTGTTTACACACATCTATAACAGTATCATAAAGTTTAGCATAATGTACTGGTCCATCAGCCTTACCGCCAGTTCTTATAGAAGCACCTCTTGGCCGTATATCACCTAAATAAGCAGAAGTTCCTCCTCCATATTTTGACATCATTCCAATCTCTTTTGTAACATCTAACATAGAATCCATACTATCATCAACATAGGAGCCATAACAACTTATAGGCAGTCCTTTATCTTTAGCGAAATTAACCCACACAGGAGTAGAAAGACTATAAAAACCTCTTGACATATAGTCTTCAAACTTTTCAGAGAACCCTTGGATACCTAATAATCTTTCAGCAGCATCTGCTATTTCCTTAATTCTTTCTTCGGCAGATTCTTGTATATACCCTCTTGATAAGAAAGTTCTTGCATCATCATTAAGCCAATAATATTTATCGTACGACATTTCTTTAATCTTTTAATTTAAAATAAATCATCTTCAGTAATAGACTTCTGTTTTTTAGAATAGTCTATTTGTCTCTTATAGAAAAAGTCTCCTTCCTTAGTAGAAGTTACCTCTACATCAAACCACTTAGTTTTTTCTAATTCAGTCGCATCTACAGCAAATAAAGGTTTTATTCCAATCTTCTCCAAAGAATTATTAAATCTATTCATAATAAAATGTTGAATAGTCTTCTTTGATAAAAATTCTAATTCTCCATTTTCGAATATCCAATCTAAAATCTTACACTCTGCTTTATAGGCTTTATTACATGCAGAATAAATTAAAGAAGTAAAGTCATCATCAAACCACTCTGGATACTCTTTTCTTATTATATTAATTATCTCCGCACCAAAATTACCATGTATATCTTCTTCTTTAGAAGTAGCTTCTACAACATTAGATATGCCTTTGAATATGTTCTTTTCTTTATTAAAAGACATCATAATAAGGAACTGGCTAAACAAAGAAACATGCTCAATGAATAGAGAAAATAATAATACAGATTTAGTATACATTTTATCGTCTCTACTTCTAGTACCATCTAAATATTTAGACAAATAGGCAATACGATCTTTAATAGCAGGAATATCCACAACAGTCCTAAACTCATCTTCTAATCCTAAAATTCTAAGTAAACGTGCATAGGCATCTTTATGCCTTACCTCACTCTCGGCAAAAGTCATACCCACATCACCTATCTCAGTAATAGGCATGCGTTTGTACATATCTGCCCAAAAGGTTTTTACATTAACCTCTATCTGAGATATTGCCAGCATAGTCTTTTTTATGATACTCCGCTCTAACTCAGATACATTCACTTTAAAATCGTTAATGTCTGTAGTAAAGTTATACTCTGTATCAATCCAATAGGAGTGTCTAATAGCGTCTTTATATTCAAGTAAAGACGGGTAGTCGTATGGTAGAATGTTAGTTCTACCATCGAAAATTCTTCTCTTTTCCATAGCAGTTATTTTAAAATGAATGCAACTATAAATATAAAACTATAACCTAAAAACAAGACTAAAATAATAAAAAATTAATCAAAACTAAAATTAGAAACATCAAAACTACCACTCACAGCAGGACGTGATACAGCATTATCTATAGGATTCTCCAGAACTTCTATATCTCCTATAGAAGCGTTGAACCTACAAGGAAAGGTCATACCATCAGGACCAAACCTATTTTTTATTATATGCATGTTAGCGATACCAGAAGTCTTATCCTCTGTCCTTCTAGCCAAAGATATTATAAAATCACCAGTAGCTATCTTAGAATAATCTTCTGCTATCCTATTGGCTTGTATTACTTCCTCATCAATAGAAGACCTATTACTTTGAGAAGCAGTCCATACAGGACAGTTGTACTCACTAGACAGCTCCCTAAGACTCATATAAATTTGGTTTAACTCTGTTCTTAACTCCTTATGTCCTCCTTTCAACAAATCAGCATAATCAACTATAATAAGATCAGGAACTATTTCATTAGCAATACACCTATCTAAATGTCCTCTTATAGTATTAATAGAAGCTCCTTTAGAAGGATAATCTTGTACAACAATATTACCTTTAAGAGATTCTACTATCTTCCTAACCTCTTCTTTATTTACTTCTAGTTCTGAGTTTTGAAACTTACTAAAAATACTATCATATCTTTTAGAAGTGTAGATCTTATTTAACTCTAAAGTATAGTGTACTACTGTCTTTCCTTCTTTTGCGGCGGATGCTCCTAAAGAACTAAGTACCCAAGACTTACCTGCTCCAGAAGGAGCCACTACTATACCTAACTCTCCTGGACCTAAGCCTCCTTGACTTATCCTATTAATAGGACTCCAGGGAGTTTTTACTGCATACCTACTCTCTTCCGAATACCTAAGATCAAAGGAATCTTTATAAACATGTCCGATATCTTTAGACATGCCTATTTTATGTGCCTTATCTATCAGTACCTTAACTGAATCAAAATCGTTCTTTTCTAGTAAAGGAATAGAATCTTTTATAGCTATTCTCAAAGCATTGTTCTTACAGAACTGTAATACTTTATCTTTTACATAAGATAGATCTGAGGACTTTAACTGTTCATTAGCATCTTTAAGAAACAAGAAAGCTTCAGTTTTGAAGTTATCATCTCGCCCAGAATTTACTATCTCAGTCTTTATAACTGTAGAAGATGGTGACTTTTTGTATTCCTCATAGTAGCTCAATATAGAAGATACTACCCAAGAATATGAAGGATTAACAAAGTACTCTGGCTTGAGTATGTCTGATGCCTGTGCCAAAAAAGAACTATCTTCTAATATGGAAGCGACTACTTTTGTCTCAAAGTCCCTTCCATAAACATTAAAACTATCTGTCATATCTACTTTTTAAATATACGTAACCAAAAATTCATTTCATCTCTATCGACATTAAAACCGAAGTCGCTCAATTTACTAAAAAAAGATTTAGCATCAAAATCAAAAGGATCTTTTTCTATTATGTTGCTAATTAAAGTTTTGTTCATAGAAGATATAGAAGGTTCTAGTAACTGCATAAGATTATAGTTTCTGTCTATAGTAAGTTTATTATTTACTATATTCTCAAATATTTTATCTTTCTTACCTGAGCTAAGAGCTTCTTCTGCTTTCTCTATAACAGTTTCTACATCTAGGACAGTATCTTTAGAGTCTAGGTCAAAATGTTTGTTTAAGCCCTTCTCGCCAACATATTTTACACCTTTAATATTATCAGATCTGTCGCCAGTAAAGCATCTTAAAGTTAAGTAGTTCAAAGGTAAATACCCATACTCAGAGACCATTCTATCTTTATCTATAAGTTGTTTTTTTACATGGCTATAGATAAAAGTATTATCATCTATTAAATGTAAAAAATCTTTATCTGTACTAACAATTATTTTAAGATACTCCTCAGAACTAAACACCTCTCTACATAAATAAGATATACAGTCATCAGCCTCTATATAATCTACAGATAATACCTTAATAGGCAAATAAGATAAAGTTTCAAATAATTGAGAGAACTGATAAGCTCTCTCATTATTTTCATCTACAGCACCTTTTGTATCTGGAAATCTATTATATTTTGAAGAAGGAGTTCTATAGGACTTATATTCTTTTAGCAACTTCTTTCTCCTAAGACTTCCTCCTTTGCCATCAAAGACAATAAATATCTCTTTAGGTATGTAATCTTTACACACTTTCTTAAGATTCTGAAAAAAACCATAAACACCTCCTATAAGATATCCCGTAGAATCTATTCTAGGATTAACCTCATAGTGTCTTATAAACAAGTTAAAACCGTCTATAATTACTACGTTACTCTTATTAGAGGTGTATTGGTTTTCTCTAAACTTTTTATAGTGTTCTAAAATGCTATCGTCCATACTATTAGTCAAAGTCTAATATACTATCAGCATCTAAAGGCTTACTAGAATCTTCCTGGTAAGAGATCTTTTCAAAAGTACTATCTGGATCATAAGGGATGACCATAGCTTTCTCAAGTTCATCTAAAAGATACTCGTTATATAAAGGATCGCTAAATACTAAATCTACAAAATCTTTATTTTGAAATTTAATAGTATCATGTTTCTCCCCAGTAACTTTGTCTTTATACGTAAAAGAGTTCCAAGCACCAGTCTTACTTATAATGTTATAGTCAACTAAAGCTTCTAAAATACTATCAATATCATCCATACCTCTAGAAAAGTAGATACTGTAATTAACTTTTCTTTTGGGAGGTCCTAATCTATTTTTATCAATAGTAGCTTCTGTCTTATAACCTAAAAGCTCAGTGCCTTGTGTAGGTATCTTACCTACCCTCTTCAAACGTATACGAACAGAAGCGGCAAATGGAATAGCCTTACCCCCACTTGTAATATATTTATCAGGGCTAAAAGGACCTGCATTAAGATTAATTCTTAACTGATTAGTAAATACTAAAGTTACCTTCTTAATACCTACAAAGTTAGTCATCTTTCTCATAGCCTTACTGATTATAATAGACTTGTCAGTAGCATATCCGTCTTTTTGATAATCAGACTCAAACTCCTTTTTTGTAGTAGCCCCCATAATAGAGTCTACGATAATAGTTAAAGGAATATCCTTACTCTTCTCTCTAAAAGAATGAATAACTTTTTCTATTGTTTCAAAAATATCCTCTATAGCCGATAAAGGTATTAGAATAAGTCGATCTAAATCTACACCTATAGCAGAGAAAAACTCCTTACTTACAGCACTTTCAGTATCTATGTAGACTACTTGACCGCCTTTTTGTTGTGTAGACTTAGTAAGGTGAGCGGCTAATAAAGATTTACCGCTACCTTCTAATCCGTATATCTCAGTAATCCTACCTACAGGTATACCACCATTCCTCCTATTTGCAATAGCATAATCTAAAGGAGTACATCCAGTGGACACAAAATCTGTAACACTAGAAACGGCTTCCTCCTCTTCTCCTAAAAAGTAAGCCTTGTTGTCTGAGTTCTTGTAGTGCTTATTCAGCTCATCAGTCAACATCCTACCTATATTCAGAAGGGCATCCCCCTCAACTTTATTTTTTTTAGACATTTTTACTATTTAAATTATTTAAAAATCAAAATTTTTAACCAAATCATCAAAGCTAGAGGAGTTATCACTATTAGTAGAAATAGCAGAACTATCAAATTGTGGAGCGGTATCGGTAACAAAAACTTTACTAGGATCTGTGTATCCTAATTTTCTATCTAATAAAGTCTGAATCTCTTCAATAGAATACTTCTTATACAAATCTTGAATATTAGGAAAAGCTTTAAGTTTCTCTATAAAAGAAGGATCTGAAAAAGCCTGGCTTGGTTGCGAAGCAAACTGTACCTTATAAGCATAATTAGGACTTTTTGAGTAGCGAATATTAATATCTCTACCCTCTTTCAAGTCTAAGAAATTACTGCCAACTAAACTAATCTGGTCAACAAGATCATTAAAAATACTACTGTGCAAAGCCCACAGCTTAATCCCTTTATCCTCCTGACCTCTAATCAATATAGGACAGTAAAACTTCTCTACTGAAGTGTACTCTCTATCTGCAAGTTCGATCTTACTAGGGTCTCCAGACTCTCGTAAAGAGTCTCCAAACCTATCAATAGGGTCATTATCCCCAAAAGTTCTAGGAGATAGAAGTACCCTAACATCTTTTAGAAAGTTAAAATGAAAAAACATCCTAACAAAAGGCATGTCCTTTTGGTGTACATAAGGAAGAATCCTAACAGTAGACGTACCTTCTGGAGGTGTCCATAGATAATCTCCAATAGAGTTAGTTCTTTTTTTAAAACCAATAGAAGAATTTCTCAATTTGTGCAATGCGGTCAAATTAATTTCTGACATAACTTAAAATTTAATAATTAAAAAATATCTACAAATATAAAGATTTTTCGAAAACTATGTTAACCATTTCTAAATTTCCTTCTTTTATTATCAATAAAGTGTTTGCGTAACTATTCCAATCTACTTGGTAGGACTTATCTAACACTCCATTATTAACTCTTTTTATTAAAGCATTCAAAGCGTTAATAGTATAGAAACTATTACTCTGTACTTTTCTATGTACTAGTATAGTGTGCTTTGCTAGACCGCCTCTAATATTATCCTCAATGTTATAGAATAGTATGTAGTTGTCGTAAGCATCCTCCTCAGAGTACAGATATATTCTGTTGTTACTTATTTTGTAAAAAGTAGACACATAGTCCATAGTTAAACTCAAAGAAGCTTTTGGGCTAAATGTGCATAATAGTTGTTTTTTCATAGTTTTTAAGTGTTTCTCCTCAAAAAGAATACGTCTCCATATCCTTGTAGTTTTTACCTATCTTTACTTTTGATTTAATAATTTTATCTTTTATTTCGGATATTACTTCTTTCTTATCGTTAACATTAAAGTCTATTAGTATAGAATCATACGTATACATTATTATCTTAGATCTTCTGTCTTTTAATATGTTATAGACTTTATATATAAATAGCATAGAAAATTCCGTTTCTATCATTTGTATGAAATAATTAAATAGTTTTGATTTTTTCATCTCGCCCAAATTTTCTTTGCTAAGTACCCTACCAGACAAAGGACTGACTAAATAACCTAGTTCACTATACTCTTTCCATATACTATCTTTATACTCAGAAGCTTTAGCAAAAAAAGGAATGTCCATAGCCTGTACATCATCAGAGTAGAGATACTTAAACGTAATAGACTTACTCTTAATATACTCTTGCTCCGTTAAACTGTCTTTGTTAAAGTAATACCTGCCTAAATAATTATGCACACTACCTTCTTTCGGCAATTCGTAACCCATCAAATGCGATATAAGCCTAATATGATAGGCATCGAAATCAAACTCCAATAAGTAACCTCCATCAAATCTACTTATAAAACACCGTCTACTGTCATCTGTTTTATTTAAAGCACTAAAATTCACATTATCGAAAGTATTAGAAGGTCTCCCAGTAATATTGTGTAAGCTGTAAAAAGATTTTACTAAACTCTCAGAATAAGACTTATTAAAAACAGTATTAAATAAATCTAAATCTACTTTTAAACCATTACTTTCTATGTAAGTCACGCACTTATAGACTACATTGGAGTAAAACTTATCAGCTTTACTTATAGTAAAATCAAAAACTAAAAACTTTTTAATTAAAGTTTCGCAAAACTCTTTTACTCTCATAAAAGGAATGTACCTATAAAAATCATCTATATGAGAATAGAACTTTTTAAAAGTATTAAAAATACTAAAGTCTACAAAAGAGTCCAAGGGTTTATTATACCTTAACCAGTAAAAGGTCTCTAAATCATAGGAATCGGCATCATAAAATCTATCGAAAAGTCTTTTATTAAGTACCACACAAGTGCCTTCTATCTTAGGAAGATCTACGTTTTTAATATCTGTTAAAGATATAGGATAGTGATTTGTAACACTGCTACCTGTATCGCATATCGCAATATGAGATATGTTCGATTCTAAATAATGAGAATTGCTTGTAGGCAAACAGATAACTAATTTCATTAAACATAACTTTATAACAAACAAATATACTTCTTTATTTATAAAATTCTAATAAATTTGATAGAAATTTTTTAATACCAGGAAATATTTTCTCAGACTTATCTAAAACTATCATATTAGCATTTGCCACATAACTCTTATTTCCTGTTATAGTCCAAAAAAGTTCTAAGCTGTTATAAGACTTCTCGTCAATTTTTGTAGAAGAAGGATTAGGAGATACTGCGTTATAATCATCCTCATTAACTTCTATTATAGAATTTTCGGGAGAAGTTCTCTTCTGTAAAAAGTATCTTATTACATACCCATACCTATAATCATAATCAGTAGGAGAAGGTTTATAGGAAGAAGGAGACTTATAGCCTCCTTTTATGTTAGTTCTCATCCTAACTGTTTCTGTATTATGTACATAATAAGGTACAAGTACTTTTCTTTTTTTAGTGTTAGGAGAGTAAGTGTACGCAATATTAGTACCTTTCTCTATATAATAAGATCCTTTGTACGGCTGTCCGTCTAATGTATAAAAATCGCCTAATTTAGATTGTAATATATCCATAAATTAAACATAAGGTGTTAATCTTGCTTGTACTGTTGTGGTCCAAAATCCTGGAGCTTCTATCCTATCTTCTATGTCTAAAGCAACAAAACCTACTTTATTATCAGGTCGTGCAAAAGAAGGTAAGTTTTTAGATGAAAATATGTTTCCAGCTATTATAGGAAATACACCTTCCATCTCTATATTCATAGAAATATCAAAATACTCAACAAAATCAAATTTCTCGAAAGGAGAACCTTGTAGTAACTTTAAAGCCATAGAAACTTTTCTGTACTCTGCTAAAGTTGATACGGTATCTTGTACTGTAGTAGGATCAAAGTTTTTACTAGCCATCTTAGCATAGCAACCATCATTAACTTGATCGCTTGTTAGTTTAGCTTTTAGCTCTATAAGTCTTATAAACAACTCATTTAAGGCAGTATCGTCTTGAGAATATTTACCGCTAGTTCCAGAACCTTCCTCTAAACCAGGAATTAAAGATAGTGCCAATAAGTTGTCTGGTAGTTTACCGTCCAAAGAAACTCTAAAAGTACTGCCATCCCCCTTTACAGGGTCTAACATATTTAAAGGAGCATCGTCCCATATAGTATTAGTGTCCGTTATTATAAGTTTCTGAGCCTCTCTGGGGTCTTTTACTTTACTAGGCTCATAGTTCTTCAAAGATAAATTAACGTAGCCTCCTGACGCTCTATTGATCTTATCAAATAACACACTAAAAAAAGTATTAACTTTTAATATATTGTCTGACTCCCTATCCATTCTAAGACTATTCTTCTTCTTATCATCAGATTCTTTTTGTCTTTTTTCTATAACATCTAATAAAGGGCTTATAACAGAACGCCTGTCTATGAGTATCTTCTTGTGATTTAATTTAGCTTGTCCTAAGTCTACACACTCAGCAAAGTCAGATACACCTCCAGGAGTAATATTAAAGTCCTTTCCTGCTTCACAATCGCCATCTACACAATACTTACCACAAGCTCCTGTAAAGTCTAAGAATAGAACCTCTATAGGATTAGCTGATCTAAAATGTCCTAAGTCTTTAGTTATTTTTGAGTAATGCCTATCATTATCCTCGAACACTATCCTATAATCTAACTGTTGACCACATTTATCTACGACAGTTCTAAGTACTGTACTATTAATCAACCAGACAACATACTCTAAAGAAAGATACTCATGAGCATCACTCTCTATACCTGACTGCTCTCCTGTCTGATTAAACACTCTACCTAATAGATTTGGTGCTTTAGAACCTTTAAAAGGAGAAAAGATCTTCCCAACTTTATCAGGAGTCTCTATACCTTCTCTAGAACCGTCTGTAAATAGTTCTGGTTCTTCTCCGTTCTTTTTATCTTGTGTTACTAACAGTTCATTATTTTTAGTATACTGAAGGTCGTGCATTATCTTCTCTATAATATTAGAGACTTCTGTATATCCGTCTTGACCTACTCTTTGAAACTTGAACTTTTGCCCTTTGAAGATGCCTTTTAAATCCCTCATTCCAAAAATATCTAACTCACATATAGCATTAGCAGGGCCTATTGCTGTAAACTTACATTGGTAAGTATTTAATTCAGAATTAGTAAAACCTCCAGCTAATACCATAGCACCGTTAAGTTCATGATTAGTAGCACCTCTTCCCCCATAAGTAGCACCATTACCCCACTCTATCTTCAAAGGTTTTCTTTCAGGATGTCTTCTTAAATAAGCTCTAGCATATCTTTCGAAATCCTCAAAAGTATACACTTCAAACTCTACCTCAACTTCTAAAGTTAAGTTTACTCTAGGAGCATATCCAGTAACTCTTCTAATAGTTATAGATTTTAAAGAAGCTTCTTTAGGTCTACCGTGACTTTGATCGTATTTTCCCTGAAAGCCTTCTCTGTTCATAACAATCTCAGGAGCATTAGTTCCTGGGATAGTTATCTTAGCCCAAGCAGGAAGTCTTCTAGAGTAATTTCCTGTTGTATCAATACCTCCATTAAGCATCCTCTGATGTTCTGCTTTTCTAGTATCTAATATAGACTTAACCTGACTATCAAAAGGCTGCCTTAATAAACTCATACTATTGCGATATTTCAGTTAAAAATAACTCGTCTACAGGAAAAGGTATTCTTAATCTTATACCTGGAGGTACATTAAATGTTCCTTTCCCTAAATTGTTTGCTCTAGCTATTACCCACCAAAAGGTCTGATTATCATAATATTCATAAGCTAGTATATCTAGTCTATGGTTTGATTTACTATATATGTAAATATCAGACTCTCTATAAGGTATAGTAGGATAGTAAGTAGAAGATATTCTTTGTTTGTTAGATAAGTTATCTCGTATAATATCTGAGTATAGTTGGTATCTTTTCATCTCGGCAACTTTTTAGTAGTTATAAAGTTTGTTAGAAGATTGAGGCATCCGCTTACCTACCCACACGATAGTCATGTTTGCTCTAGTTAATAAAGGTAAATCATCTATCCAACTAGTTTTATCATTTTCCCATTGGTATTGTAAAGAGGTCACATACCCAATCTCATTCAAAAATAAGTTACCTATACTAAACTTTAAGAAATGTCCTTGATATGAGTTAGTAGAGCTAAAATATTGCGGAGCAGTAGATTTAGCTAAATTATCTAATTTTCTAAAAATAGCTTTAGTATCATTTGTTCCTCCAGTAGCAACAACATTAAAATCTAAGTCAACTTCTTTTACATACTGGCTATAAAGTATTTTAGGATCCGCTCTACCCACTTCCATAAACTGTTGCCAAGAAGGGCTAAATCTAGACCCTATACTGTTTATATCTGCCTCAAACTCTATAACACCTACTCCAGGGTCTGGTAAAAGTTCAAACTCAAAATTAAATCCCTGATATCTAGCTATAGTATATGCCATAATAATTATGCTGATGTTTGTCTTTGGATCTTAGAAACTTCTCTAACAGTGCCGTTATCAAACTGTATGTACATTTTCTTATCTTGAGCTACTGACATTCTATTTAAATTAATTAGTTCTCTCATATTATTATTTAACATAGCCATATCGTTAGAAGTTTCTTTCTGCGCTGCTTCTTTCTTTACAGATGCTATACTAGATTGAACAACAGGATCAGAAGTAGGTACATTAGCTGTTATCTGAGAAGGTGTTGTTGGAATTTCTTTTTTATCAAACATACCTGCATCCTTAGCCATTAATGCTCCATCTATAGCTAAAGAAGCTGCTGTACCTATGCCTGGTAAAGTACTTGCTATACCTGATAGTGCTTCTCCTACTCCACCTAAAATATCCCCTTCAGTAAACCTTTCTATTGAAGATATAGCACCCATCACCAAACCTACTCCAGGAATCTTTTTAAGTGCAGTCTTACCCAACCCCTTAGCTAAACCTTTACCAGCCCCTCTACCTAAAATACCAGTAAGACCTCCTGTACCACCCATAAGACCCATACTTCCTTTACCTATTTTAGAAAATAAACCTTTTCCTGCATCGGCTACTTTAGAAAATAAACCCTTACTAGCACCAGCTATCCTAGACAAAGATCCTTTAGGTATAATAGAAGATGCTGTAGAAGCAGCTCCTATTAGGCCTAAACCTCTTCCTCCTAAACGTCTAGCACCTCTCATAGCTCCCCTATAAGCACTTCTAGCTCTTACTCTTGCTCTAGGAGCCGTTCTTCTTCTTCCTGTTGTGGGAGAATCTGCTATGTCCCTACCACTCGGTCTTGTTGGTCGTGTCCTTTCAGTAACCCCTTTTGAGTCTTTAGATATAGGCCTACCTTTATCATCCAGTAATTGGGTCATAGTTTCCTCTATACCAGATCCAATACTACCTGGACAACAATCCTTAATTAAATCTCTTATCTCTATTAGAACATCTAATTGAGACTTAGCACTGTCTGCTAAACCTCCAGAATCTATAGTATCCCCAACTAACTTCCCTATTTTAGTACCAGAAAATAATTTACCTAACTTAGTATTCGACAAAATACTAGATAAATAAGAACTTGACCCACCAGTCTTTCCATCTTTTCCTTTTTTACCAAGCGTCCCTAAAAGACCTCCTAGTTTACTAAAACCCTTAACATATGTTTTAGGATTTAAGATACTAAATAGCATACTTCTAAGAGGTTTAAAAGCTACCATAACAAGACCAATCCCTCCCACAAGTCCTTTGATCCAATTATTTGTATTAGAAGATAAGTTTGATATAGTATTATCCCAACCTATAAGAGTTTGGTGTATACTACTGAAAAAAGATCCTATCGCACCTCCAGTTATTTCGTTTAAACTATCAGCTAAAAATCTGACTACAAAACTCATAGACTCAAATACAAATTTCATAACCTTTAAAGGAAAGAGTAAAACACCTATAATTTTAGCTAACGTGCCAAATAAAGGAACTAAAGTTTCAGCTATAGGTAGTATACTTTCTACTAATGCCATCTTTATTTTCTGAATAGCATTATCAAACTCTTTAGTTTTATTTACCTGTTTACTAGCTATCTTTAACTGATCTGCACTCATATCAGTTATCCCCTCTACATCTTTTAAGTTATTTGCTATCTTCTCTCGCTCTTCTGTAGATAAGTGTCCTAGTTCTTTTTGTATATATAAACTTCTTTGTAGTTCTGAGACCTCCATACCTGCTGCTTTAGCAAGAAGGATTCTCTGAGGTACAGTCATCTCAGTAAATTCAGCATAACTTCCTACTTGCTTAGAGACCTCCTCCATCATCTTACCAGTCTTGCCCTCTAAAGCATAACGCCTAGCAGCATTCATATCCACTAACCTACCTAAAGCAACAGAAGCTTCCATCTGAGAAGTTAAACTTCCTTGTATATCAAACAAATGCTCGGATACTTTAGCTGCTTGAGCAAGTGAATATCCTAACTTTCTTACCTCAACAGCAGCTCTCATAGCCCTTTCAGGCATACCAGCAAAGTTCCTTGCAACAAACTCTGAGTTATCTACTAAGTCTTTAGCAACTATTCCTGGAGCAATACCGTTAGCCTCAGCCATAGAACCTAACATATACTGCATCTTAGTAGACAACTCTTCAGCGTCTTTCATAGGCATAGCTCCAGCTAACTGTAAAAAAGTATTATGAAGTTTACCTGCTGTATCAGCACTATAGCCAAATACTACAGACATGTCTGATACTTTGCCTATTAAAGATTCAGTATAGTTTAACTGTTTACCAGTTTCTGAAACTAGTTGTGATTGTATAGATAATATATCTTCTAAAGAAGAGTACTGATTAGCATAAGCTGTTTGTGTTTGTAATGAGTTTTTGTATAGGATGTAAGACTGATCTGCTGATAAACCTGTTCTTTCTGCAATCTCGCCAACTTTTTGGTCAATACCTTTAAATAGCTTATACACTCCTGCCATAATTAAAGCAAAAGCTGTAAAAGCTGTTCCTATACCTCCAAGACCTCTGGTTAAAACATTTAACCCTTGGTTAGCAGACTCAAAAATATTTCCTGTTTCTAAAAAAGTGTTATAGGCTGTATCTAATGCTTCTTCGGCAATAGCATTAGCTCTCATAAAAGCTTTAGATAGCCTCTGTCCTATTACAGGAATTAAGTTAGATATCATAGCATACTTAGTATACATGTCTCTAACGTCTCTCTTAGAATCCTCTAATATATCATTATATTTTAAATGTATATAGTATTGCTGTTTTTGAAGCATTAAAGAGAGTTTAGTGTTGTCCACTAACTGTTTTACTGCATCTACATTATCATCATATACATCACTTTGACTTGTTATAGTATCTAAAAGTTTACTAGCAGATTCCCCCATACCTTCAAGATAACCTAATAGCTCAGAGTAACTCCCTTCAGATATTGCAATAGCATCTAATATTCTATCTTGTTCGCTTATCTGAATATTTAATATTCTGTTGGTCTGTTCTAGTATTCCTTTTGTTTTTATTAGTTTTTCAAAATTACCTTTTTTTGTTTTTTCTACCTTTTCTTCTATAGTCTGTTGTTCTTTCACTTCGTCTGTCTGCTCTTCTAATAACTTTAATATTTTCGCATAAACACCTTCTGACTGTTCTAACCCCTCTACAATAGCAGCAGATTGTTGTGCATAACTATTTAATTTTCTAATTAGATCGGCTAAAGCTCTATTAGATCCTCTATTAGCGGTGTTAATATCATTAATTGCATCTTCTATCTGCTCATACCTACTTATCAGCTCTCCTAAGTCTTTTAACTGCTCTTTAGGTATGCCTGCCATCTGAGACATCTTTGTAACAATACCTTCTACTTCTCTTTTAACTCTATTAAAAGAAGTAGGACCTTGTCTAGAATAGTTACGAAGATCTTCTAGCAGTTGTTTAAGTTCGTCTATAGGAGGTAAATTAGAATTTGCCATCTACACTTATTTTAGATTAGGATACTTCTTTCTTATTCTTTTTATTTGATCCTTATATCTATCTTGATTATATTTATAATCGTGTATCATGGCTTCTAATTCAGGATCTTTTGTTGCATTGTACAATCTCCGCAACATTTTCACCTGCTTACCAAAAGACAACAAAGATAATAGAGACGCTAATAAACCTTCTTTTAAAACCTCAGATTTATCTTGCTTCATAATAGTACATTTACTATAAATAGTATTTATTAGTATTTTTTAATAGCTACTCTTCTTAGGTTGGCTTTCTTTTATATACTTCTTTATCTGCTCTATATACAACCTCCTTAAAGATATAGGCATATTATATACTTCAGTAAAAGATAAAGAACCTTTACTGTGATAAGCTAAATCTAAAATCTCTTTATAGAAGCTAAGTTTATACTTTTGCGTCAGGCCAAAAAAACTGTACCCCGATGGGAACTTCAGCGGGAAATGTTTCACCAGTCTCTCTATCTGTCACCTCCACTGACAGGTCTATCCCAGGCTGTACTTCATCAATATACCTTCTTAAGGCTCTAGCATCATAAGCCATAAGCCCTTCTTCAACAAACTGTCTAATAGCCCTCTCATCTCTATTACCATCAACAGAAACGATTTGATAAACGAATTGAGTAGAAGCACTCTTTGTTTGACCGCTAAAAGCTTTTTTATTTTTTTCAACCTCAGCAGAGTACCTCTCTTGATCTGCTTTAGTTAGCATTTTAAAAGAAACTTTTACTCCAGATTTAGGAAGTTCAAAATCAAACTCATTCACATTTGCTTCTTTTAGAAACCTATCCTCTAAATAGTTTAGCTTTAATTGAGTTAAATCTATCTCAGTTCTTTGCTGTTTACCGCTAGGAGTCTCTATAAAAGCATCGTAATCATTACCATAACCGTAAATTCTGGCTGCTACTGTTAACGCATCTATATCTCCAATCAGCATATCAGATAAATTAACATTAGGAGTTACTATAAGAGACTGTAGAAATTTATCTATTACAACTCCTTTTCTTATAAAAGACTCAGTAGTTAAGATATCTTCCTCTTTAGCAGTCATGTACTTTACCTCTATAGTCCCACTACTTAATGGGCTATCTTTTGAATAAAGCAGTCCTCTAGAAGGCAAATCAATAATTTCTGTAGGTACTTTGTAGGTAGTAACTTCTTGTGGCTGATTTTCTGCATTAGCAGAAGAAGGGATAGCACTGCCATCCCTTTTCGGTAATTCATTTTCTATTTTCATAAATTAATTTAAAACTATTATAAAACTTTGAATAATATTTTAAGATAGAGGATAATGATAAGCCCAATCATAAGATATAGTAGCCTCTAACAACACTAAATCATCAGAAGAAACGTCAACACTACCCCAATTAACACTAGCAAAAAAAGCTCCATTTAATTGCCAAAACTCACCAGTATCGTTTCCTTGTGGATCAACATACTTAAGCTTTATTTGTTTTTTGTAGATAGTCATAAATTGATCTCTCTTTGATAAAGCATTGTGATGTTCTCTATTTATCCATCCGTGAGCTTTAGTAGCCCCAGTAGGCCCAGCCAAACCAGGAGATGTATTTATAGGATCGTAAAAAGTTACAGAAATATCCTGCCATCTTGATTTACCCTTTATTTTATATTCAGAGTTAATGGTATCTACTGTTACAGGATTATTCTCTAAACTAGGTAAATCCGCAGTTCTTATTAAGTAAGAACCAGCCGAACCATCCTGGAACCAATCTGGGATAGTCATTATAAACCTGTTTTGTTGCTTCATGTCAACAAACTGGAACCCGTTTCGGTATAAAGCTGGATCTGAGTATGCCATTTTTAATTAATTTTATTTACTATAAATATAGTTTAATTTATTTTTTTACTCATTTGTATCAGTAGGGAAAACTGCTCCCGTAGGTAATACAAAGAAATCAATAATTACAAATTCAGCAGTTCTAGTAGGCTTCAAGTAAATAGCACCTCTTAATTCATTTCTATCAATTACTTCTGGTGTATTATTACTTTCATCCATTACTACCCTAAAGTCGTACAAACCTTCTTTTTGTCTAACATCGTTAAAGTACGGTGTTACTATGTCTATGAATCTGTCTCTAGTCGCTACCGTATTCTGTTCAAATACTAAGTATCTAGAAGAAGATGCAACAAATTTCTTAGCTGCAATAAGTAATCTTCTTACGTTAATTCTATCTAAAGCAGAACGCTTCTTCTGTAGTGTTTTTTGTCCCCATACAACAACACCATCTCTTGGATAGGTTGCGATTGGGTTAATATTACTTGCATATAGGTCATCTCTGTCTGCGGTAGTTAATTTCTTCTCAGCTTGAACAGCTATCTCAATTCCACCTCTATTCAAACCTGCTGGCGCAAACCAAGGAAATTTAACATAGTCGTTAAAAGTTAACACTCCAGCAACTACACAAGAAGGCGGAATCCAAACGTTTCTGTTTAAGTCTGGGTCGGATACTTGTATCCAAGGATAGTACATAGCTGCGTAGTTAGAAGTTCTTCCTTCAGCAGTAGATCTTGCAGAACCTACAGAATCCCCATATCGAGTAGGGTCAACTACTATAAATACATCCCCTCTTTCCTCACAAGTTGCAATAGCATACGTTACAATATCACTATGCTGTCCTGCTGCATTGTCTACAATACCTGGCATAAACAACATGTTGATATCATATTCATCTGCATGAGATAAAATGTCAATAGCATCATAATAGGCTGTAGATCCAGAGATACCAGCAGCACTTTCGTGTAAGTTAAATCCTTGAGTATTCTCTTTTACAATATCCCCATAAAAGGCTCTTGGGTGGTGTACATACCCGTCACTACCAAAAGCAAATGTACCAGACACAGCAGCTGGTAATGAACCAGACAATGCTCCATCTCTAACTCTACCTGCCTCATCAATATAATTCAAAGTATCATTTCCTAACATCTCTACTCTAATAAATCTAGATCGGTTAGGATAAGAGCCTGATAATTGTAAATAAGGTCTTCCTGTCCCACTTCCTCTTAGAGTATAGAATTGATCCCCAATTACTCTTGGTACATACCCAGGATCATTAGGGTCTAACGACAAGTTATTATACTGTTCAATAATTACTTTCCTTCCTGTTCTATCATCACCTCTTCTAAGTATTAAATTAAATGTACCTCTTCTATGATTTACATTATTAATTTCCCATCTAAAGTTATGTCTACTTCCAGAAGTATTTAATAATCCTAAACTATCTTCGTCTGCTGGAGAGGCTATACCGTTAGTAGCAGCTAACCCAGCACCACTATTTCCATACTCACCTTCAAACATCAAATGAACTCTAAAGGAAGGGTCAGATGATCCAGAGAATACAGATCCTGTAAGTGTGTTTCTAAAAGCTAAGGACGCACTAGAATTAATACCTTCTACTGTAGAGGTAGGACTTGCCAAAGAAGCAGAAATTAATGCCCACTCATCTCCACCAGAAAGATACTCATTAAGATGCGTTTGGTAAGATCCAGATTTTACAATATTAGAATATCCAATAGTAGCATCACTATTTACAATTCTAAGTACAGTTAAATTCTCACCATACCTTAAATACTCTTGTGCAGTATAGTTAGTAAGAAATTTATACTCTTTTGCTACTGCTCCAGATCCTGATATAAAAGAGTTACCAAAAGCTCTAATAAATTCAGCATAATTAGATACTGTGGTAGGTCTAAATGCAGGTCCATAGAGAGTTGGTCCTATTACAGCACCACCTATAGCGGCAATCTCCTGTGGGAGAAAACTTAAGTCTTTTTCTCTTGTAAAAACACCTGGAGATACAAATCTATCAGCCATTTTATTTTTTGTTTATAGTTTATAATTCAAACATCTATCTATAAATATAGTATAAATTTTCCAAAATTAAGTGTTAGGCTTCTCGCCAGGAAAATTAGTGACCGCATTTATATCAAAAGATGACTGGTCTGTTCTAAATACCAATCTCTTTATAGAGTGTGCTTTTTGTATAGTAGATTTTCTTAACTCAAACTCTTGCTGTAATCTTCCATCCACAGATAAAGGTATAGTAGCTTGAACAAGTCTTTCAGAGTCAGTAGGGTTTATAGTATCAAAAGAAATATCCCCTACTCTAGTCCTAAACTTCCAAGAATCTCCCCACACAAAATTACTAGTAGGTATTATAGTTTGAACTAAATTGTTCATCTGCTCTACTAAATGTGTGTACAAAATTAACTCATACTCTACTACATAAAATTCAGGAACTACAGAAATATAAAACTCATTAGAAAAATTACTATTCTGTAGCTCATTATGTCTATCTCTTATATTCTCAAAATTTCTTTCATTTATAGGTCTTATAATAATATTAGACTCATAAGGAGCCATATTTACGTCTAACTTCTTAAACCTCTCATCCTCAGACATAGAAAGTCTTCTTATAACTCCATAAGGAGCTAATGCTTTACCTTGCCTATCTCTCATATATCCTCTGCCCTGAATTTGTGACCATATCTCTCCAGAAGCATATACTATCGGAACATCTATCATAACCTCATTCTGATCTACTTGTAAGTCTATCTCATTTCTAAGAAAGTACATTATTGCGTAGTCTATATCATATATTGTAATAGAAGGTGTTTTGAAGGTATCATTATCCCTTCTAGTTTCATAAGCTCTATTGATAGTTGCATTATTAGAAGAAAATGGTATGTTAGGATTTTCTGGCATTACATAGAATTTGGTAAGTCATAAATACTTGTTCTTGGTGTAGAAACGTTTTCTATATTTAGTCTATCAGGTGTTGTTTTAAATCCTGTGGCTACTATAGATACATTATACCCAAATTCATCTGATCCATCATCTACTGTTATAGGTAAAGTTTCTGGATTTCTTCCTGTCCACAATTGATTAATTGTTATTAAGTTTAACTCATAGTACTCAGCATCCCACTTTACAATATCTCCTTCTTTTAGTACAAAGTTTTTTTCTTTTAGCTCATCTCTTAAGAAAGCAAATCTAATAGTTTTAGCAAATGTTGTATAGTCATCTCCCGCAAAATCTTTAGCATCCCTAGTTATTAGACAGTTAAACTTTAAAGGATTAAAGAATACTTTTTTAGAAGATTCTCCGTAAATATTTATTTTTGTATACTGTGTAGCAATCTTATACACGACAACTTGAGTGTTAATAATATCATTTATTAACTCCTTATTTATTCTTCTAACTAAGCTAACATCTCTAGAGCCGCCAAATAGTGCCATATTATCCTATATAAAATCTTAAAGGTACTTTGTTAATCTCATTTTGTAAAGCATCAGACTCAGCCTGCTTTCTCTCCAATAAACTCTGCCTAGAGAACTCATTGAGAATTTCTCTTAACTCTTCTATTAAAGCAGTCTTCTCAGATTCAGCAGCACTCAAAAGAGCATCTCCATTTAAAGTTATATCAGACTCAGGTATAGGTATAGAAGAGTACTTGCTTCTTACATACCCTAACATCTCTTTAGCTATAGCCAAAGTATATCTTTTAATCCACTGCTTACCCATAGAGTTAATTCTAGAGTAAACCATATTACCGTAAGGTACATTGGAGTAGTCACTGACTCTACCCTTACCTCTCTTTAAAGGATTTCTCTCTAAATTATCTAGAGTATACTCGAAGTGTAGTGTGTAGTCTCTAGTAGGTATAGGGAATAGTTTTAGTCTATTATTTATCAACTCAAAACTATAAGCACTCTTTCTAATTAAATCATTAAACTCTATACCCTGTATTCTGAGAAGATCGTGATTTAAAGGATACAATACAAAACTAACAGCAGGTGTATAACCTCCCCACTCGAAACCTTCTAACAAACCTTGCATACCTAAACCAGTCCCAGCATAAGGATCTTGATACCTTATCAAGGCTGGCATAGGATAATGATGTACTTTTCTTATAGTAAATTTATCAGTCTGAAAAGATCCAGACTCTAGTTGTACTGTATTGTTTTTTGTAAAGTCATAAACTTGTACGTCCTTCTTTACCTCTATACTTCCTGTATAATAAGTTACATTACCTCCAACACCTACAGAAGTACCATAATGCTCAGATAAATCAAAAACAGAAGCATTTGTAGGATCTACAAACTCCTGAGATAAACTTTCAGATCCAGTATTAGCACCTAATAAATACAGTAAGTTATCTCTACTTACATAAGTATTTACCTGATTACCGTACTCAGATATAGCCTCCTCAAAAGCAGCAAAGAAATTAGTCTGCTGTAATTCTACATCTACAATAGGATATCCCAATCTTCTAGCGCACCATACCGCTACTGTGTCAGCATCTTGCTGAAAAGAATAGTCATCATCATAATACCCAAAAGGAGTGTCTCCTGGGAAGAAAGATGCTGATCCTGGCCATATTGGTATGTCTGCCATAATCTTTTATTATAAATATAATCTTTGTAAACAAAAAAACCCCATCCGAAGACAGGGTTTCAAAAAGCGGGGTTGGTCGGGGTTCAGTTCTTACGCTTGAGGTTCTGTTTTAAAGTGAGAAGCTGTCTTTAATCCTAAAGTTACTAATTGGTCAACAATGACCAACCATTCTTCGATAAGACCTTCCAACACATCATTACTCAAGTCAAACTCTTCGTTAAATACCTTAACAAGTTCTTTTCTTTCGGTAGAATCAACATCCTTTAGTTCAGCAAGTGCAGCAGGTAGTGAGCCGTATACAGCAACAACCTTCATTACAAATACTTGTACGATTGCAAAGATTTCTGCTGTGTCGATGTTACCATCCTTATTAGCATCAATTTTAGTTAATGCTGTGATAAGTTGTGCAACTGTTCTGATAGTAGGTGTTAATTTTTCGATACCAATAGTAGACATAGTTTTATTTGTTTTGTTTTGTTATAATAATTAAGTTCCTTTATTATAAATAGATATGTTTTTTAGAAAAGAGTGTTAAGGGGGTATTAATTTTTAGGGTTGCTTCTCCCCAACTTTTTCTACGATAGTAACCGTAGGTTTTTTAGAGTTAGTTAATTGGTTAAAATACTCTTGTGCTATACTATACTGCTGTTTTGTACTCATAGGTAATCGTGAGTAATAGTACATAGGTTCATAGTGATAAGCAGAACGATAAGTTGAACAAGAGGATAAAACTACTGTAACTACTAATAGTTTAAGTAGTGTTTTCATAATAATTAATAGTTTGGTTATGTCTATATAAGTATATAACTGTTTTAGTTTTTTAGGCTTCTCGCAAACTTTTTATAAATAATCCTAATATCCCATTCTATAAATTAGAAATTCTGTATTTTGTCATCTTGACAAGTTTTATAATTTATCTACGAGTTCTGTAACTTCTTCAAAATCAAATATATCCTCATCTTCATAAGGACATTGTAAAGGGTTGCCATCTATTGCATACTCTTCGAAATAGGTTGTTCTATTTTTTGCTGTTAGTTTTTCTTTATTAGATAAAACATTCTTATGTATATCATAGCTATATACATTAGGTGATGTTGTATTCCATAAAACAACAGAAGGTAACTGATAAGCAGCTGCTGCATGTTGCAAAGAGCTGTCTATTAAAATTCTTTTAGTAGTCAATCTTAACAAAGTAAACAACTCTAATAAAGAGTGTGTTTGTACATACTCTGCACCCTGTACTAAGTTATTCTTATGCTTACAAACCTGCATAATATGATATGTATCTTTATATTTATCTACTAATTTCTGTACAAGACTTAAAGGCATATCTCTTGCCCAACTTTTAATGTTGTAAGGATTAACTTCATTATCATTAGGTATCATACCACCATTACTGTGAATAAGCATAATAGGCTTGTTTCTTCTAAACTTCTGCAATACAATTTCTCTTATTCTATAAGAACTGTACAACTTAGGTAGTTGGTTATTATAGTCAAGATTTAAACATTCATACCAACTTTTAATCAAGTGCTGTTCCTGTTTTATATGTCCTGTAACATGATAAGGGTCGTGCATAAGTATTACAACATCTTTACCTTCAATATAATCTTGATAAAAGTAATCGGTATTACCTAACTGATAAACTCTATCTACTAATGGATGAAATTCAAATACTTCTGTCCAAGCACATACTACAATTAGTTTTCTGTCTGGGTATTTATCATTAATACCTTCTAACACAGCTGTTGCTGCAATATGTTTACCTACTCCACCTGCAATGTGGAAAATTACAAACTTTTCTTGACTGTCAAAACTCATATTATATTAATTTATAAATTACCAATATCCCAAGGCAAAGAATCTACTTCTTGTTCTGGGTTTAATTTTCTTTCTATTTCTCTAATTATTCTTGTCTGCATGTGTGTTGGGTCTACATTTGCTATTAACCACTCTATAACGTTTTGTTCTGTTAATTGGTCAAATGGTATAAATCCTTCTTGTGTAGGTGTTGGTAAAGGACTTACTCCTTCAAACTTACCTTGCTCTCCACTAACACTATCAATTCCAACGTAATGATATTTTACTCTAATGACTACATCTTGCAAACTATCTACTGTTTGCTTAAATAAACTAATTATTTTCCAACTATATGTAATATTCATTTTTATATATTTTGTGGTTTAATAGGCCAATCTTCATCTTGTAAAAAAGGATAATTAGCATGAGTAGTAATATCTCTTAAAGCCTGTCTGTATACTTGCCAATATACAGGCATAGGTGTACTGGTATCTACTGCTCTGATTACTATCCAATCAGTTTCTTGAAGTAGTATATTTCTCTTATTATTTACTTCTTCTATAGTATTATCATATTCAGCTTGCTGTATTTGTTCAGCAGTAGAGGGTATTGATGAACTTCCAAAACCTATAGGTTTACCTTCATCCCATAACCCTACTGTCCACCCTACTTCTAACATAACACCATCCTCAATAAAGTAGCTGTTTTCTACTTCTGTTTGATGTATTTCAGTTATTATATTATTTTCTATTTTTATATACATAGTTTAATATTTTACATAAAACCAAGTATCACCAGCACATTGTCTACAAACAGTAATTGATGTAGATGTACTACTAATACAACGTAATCGTAAGTAATTGTAATTAGACCAACCATTGTTGCTAACATATGTAGCCATATAATTATCTGCATTAACAAACCCCGTATCATAATTACTGTTATTAATGCTTACAAATAAACTTTTACCTGGACTTACTGTACAGCTTGAAAAACCGTTTACAACAATGCAATATTGACATTGACCACCGCCACTTGCAGGTAATCCACAATAATTAGCAGCACATATTGTATTAAAGTTAGATGTACTTGCAGGGTCTACATAATACCCAGTGTTGTTTGAATCATAGAAGATAGGAGCATATAGGTTATAAGCTACTCTGACGTTGTTATCTCCGTTACCTACGCTGAACAACTCAGTTGCCATATTGTAGTCATTGTAAAACCTGGTGCCTTGGTAACTTGTATTCGCTCCTATTTTAATGCCAGTGTGGTATGCGATTCTCAGGTCAGGGTAGGGGTATGACCAAGTTCCACCTTCCTGAAATATGGCGTAGGCGCAATCACCGTGACTTGTGTTATATCCAGCACCAAACATTAGGACATGATTAGTTTGGCTGCAGTTATTTTTAACAAACCCTGTGCTGTCGATGCCATCTAAAGTATCTGCATCACTACTACCTACACCACTCCAAGATGTTCCATTATATACCTCTACACCACTTGATGTAGTATTCCATCTCATCATACCTGCTTGTGGTGTACCAGGTCTTTGTGCATCTGTACCTGCGGGTAATTTTAAATATCCTGTATCATTTACAACGGTATTTTTAAGTGTTGCCATTTAGTAAATCTTTTAGTTTATTTATTTGTTTGTCCTGCTCCTGCACTTTTTTAACAAGTAGAGGTATTAGTTTTGTGTACTTTACACCTTGTAGTTCATCTTCCCCACTTTTTGTAACAAGAGTAGTATCTAAATCATAAACTTCTTCTGCTATAAACCCATATTCTGTTTCTTTAGAGTCTTTCCAATCAAAAGAGACAGGTCTTAACTTATCTATAATAGATGTATCTTCTATAGTATTTATATTTTCCTTAAATCTTAATGCAGATGTTTCTACAATGGTAGTAACTGTAGCTGTACCGTTCACTTCAAGTTTGGTGGATGGAGACGTAGTACCTATACCTACGTTGTTAGAGTTTCCTTTAAGTACAATTCCTATGCCTTGCCTTGTCTGAAAAGCAAGGCCATAATAACCATACATTCCAAAAGAATTTTCACTTCCAAAGTCGGTAACTGAGAATTTTAGATATCCATGCACATTATAATTTTGGTCTAAACTAAGTATATTACCAGTATTTACTATTAAGCTACCGTTGAATCTACCACTCCCATTTACATCCAAGTTCGCAGCAGGAGTAGTAGTACCTATCCCTACGTTGCCGTTTCCTAAAATAGTCATCTTAGTGGTATTTGTTCCGTTGGCTGCTTTTGTATTAAAATCCAAAACAGACTCACTTGCGTCTGCAGCTTGAGATATTATTACTCCGTGTCTTTTAAAAGGAGAATTATCATTGTAAAAATCAAATAAAATAGCATCAGTAAGCCCAAGCGATAAAGCACTATTAGTTCCTCTTGTACCAACTTGCAATTTAGATAAAGGATTAGTCGTACCAATTCCTACGTTTGTACCATTATCATAAATAACAGAATTAGTTTGAGATGTACTTCCATTCCACTTTGATATATATCCTGATGTTCCTGTGCCTGTTAGAGTTCCTGTACAAGTTGTGTATCCACTTGGGTTTGTAGCTAAATAAAACGCACTTGCTTGATTACCATCCAACAAATCTGCATCAAGTCCACTACCTGCTCCATCCACAGTCTTAATGCAAGTAAGCATTTCATTTGCGGTATAAGTAGTATCTGTTGTACAGTACCCTGCCCCATTCGTAAGTTGGTTGTTATTGGTGGGTATTGTAGGTTTATTAGTAAAGTTATTATAATCTAAATAATAAGAACCTTGTTGTCCATCTAATAAGTCTGCATCAAGTCCATTTCCTGACCCTTCATCTGATGTTGTAAGCACTCTTTTATTTATTACACTCTGAGTTGTAATGCCTGATAGTGATGTCTCTTGGGTTATGTTCCATCCTGATGTAATATCCATCAGGCTACTATAGAAACTTGGATGAGACATTACATCTACGGTTACATGCCCATAAGACCAAGAAGATGATGTATCACCTACTATAATATAATCATAATTAGAATCATAACCTAAACTTATATCTTTGTTTCCATTACCGATTTTTATAACTCCATTATTATACCATCCTGATGTCCAATCATGTCCTGAAACATAGTAAATTGTAGCAGCTGTTGAGTTATATTCATATACAGTAATTCTCAATACTAACATACTATAATTGCCAATATGCAAACCAGGTATTTGTATTTTTATAGCACCTGTAGTTGTCGAAGGAGCTGACCAATGTGCAACTGAAATAGCTGTTCTGTTATTAACAGATATTTGATTTGATGATTCAATATTACCCGATACAGATAGAGTTCCATTGAACGTATCAGAAGTATCACTTCTCAAAAATTGAGAAGAATCTAAACCATCCAAAGTATCCGCATCAAGTCCACTACCTGCTCCATCCACAGTCTTAATGCAAGTAAGCATTTCATTTGCGGTATAAGTGGTATTAGTGTCTGTAGTGCAATATGTTGCTGTTGTTACAGCCGTAACGTGACCTAAAGCATCTACTGTGATAGATGCTATACCTGCACTACCTTGCGCACCTGTTAATGTAGACGTATCAGCGTGAGATACGGTTACTGTTCCACTTGTACCTCCTCCTGTGAGTCCTGTTCCTGCTGTTACTCCTGTTATATCACCTATGCAAGTTGTGTATCCTTCTAAAGAATGGTCTCCCCAACTGTAAGCAGTATCAGCATTAGTACCTTGAGCTGCCGTAGCATAAGCGGTAGAATTTGTTGTTGCAGCAGTACCTAATCCTAAGTTTGTCCTTGCTGTTACAACATTTGTTAAATCTGATAAGTTTGAAGATTTTGCTAATTTAGTACCTACCGTAGTGGTAAGTGAAACTAAAGCATCTTGGTCATTAGATAACGAAGCTGACAGTTCTCCTAACGTATCTAATGCAGAACCCGCAGTTCCTATTATAGTATCAATTCTACCCTGTACAAATGCAGTTGTTGCAATTTTAGTAGAATCGTCAGTTCCTGTTTGGGTAGGTGCTGTTGGATTTCCTGTCAAAGCAGCATTTGTAAACATCGTTGCCTTAGACTCGTTTGTAACATTACCTAAACCAACATCAGATGCTGTAGTTCCTTGCGCTCTTAAATTAGCATAAGTTCCTGATTGTGAAAATGCATCTACATCTGTTATTTTAGCAGATGTAATAGAACCACTTAAAACAGACTCTGTATTCAGTTTTGCTTTAACTAAAGCATCTGTATAACCTACTTTTGCTGTATTTGCAACTACAGAAGTATTATTAGAAACCTCTGTATCAAAATCTGATATTCTTACTGCTGTTAAATTACCTGTAGCAGAAGAAAGAGTTATTTGAGCAGAACCTGATACAACTCCTATACTATTAATATAAGATAAAGTATCGGAGTTAGTATAATGAGTTAAATCACTTATTTGGGATTCTGTTATAGAAAGTTGGGCAGAAGAACTCACAATCCCATTAGGTATATCTGTAATACCTGTATAAGATATTTGTGCAGAAGAACTCACCAAGGTCTTACCCTCCAAGGTAGATAATCGTGTATCATTGTTCTGTATATCAGAAGCAAGTGAGGCAGAGGTAGACGTAAATGCTCCTGATATCTCTGTAGAAAGTTGGGCAGAAGAACTCACAACTCCTATAAAGGTAGTTGCTCTTATAGAACCACTTGTATTTAATGAACCTGATATTGTTAGATTACCTATGGTACGCATACGGTATAGTTTGTTTTATATATAAATAGAGCCTCTCCCGCACATTTTACACTTGACGTATCTCATAAATACGAGAGGTCGGGTCTGCCTGTGTTAGTTCATCGGCATAGGCTTGTGCCTCTGCCTCTGTATCAAACTCATCTATCGTATCTGTACTATTTAGTTTCTGTACCCATACCTGTCTTTTTGCCCAATGAGGGTCATTAGCATTAAATGGGGCAGGTATTAGTTGTTTGTAAATTCTGTATTTTGTCATAGTTACAGTAATTTTTGTATTTTAATAGTTTTAGTTTCATTGTAGTAAAAACTACTATCTAAACTTTTTGTAAAGGTTATAGGGGTTGGTAAACCTTCTATATTAGTTAGTACAAATCTTCCTAAAGTTTTTATGAGGTACGCTCCCGCACTTTTTTGGGGGAGCGGAACAAAACTACTATCTACTTCAGTAACAACTCCTGTTTCAGTAAAATCTAAATAATAACTAACATCCCCTACATCTACCTGCCAAATTCCATCAAAATTACTACCGTACTTATCAGCCATAACAGCATAATAACCACTACTACCCAAAGAATCTAATAATCTATTAACCGTTGGGTATATCTCATTCACATCTAAATTTTTTAAGACTGTGGCTTGGTTATACCAAATCCTACTCTCTACCGTTTCTATCAACTTAACTAAATAATCTACAGCCTGTTGTGTTGTAAACCTTCTATCAATAGGAGATATTACAGTCTGCTCTATATTTGGATAGTATGTACCTTCATACAAAATATAATAATCAGAAGATATAGTAGCATCAGATGTTCCCGATGACTGTAATAAACCTAACACAACAGAACTTTCAGAGTTATAAGATTCTATATAAATTGTGTCAGGAATCTGTCCTTTTACAGTAGACGTAATAAGAAAAAGAACAGTAAAAATAACGATGTGAAATGCTGTTTTCATAAGTATATTAATTTATTTATTTTCTAATGTTTCTATTCTACTTACTAAAGTTTGTAGTAGAGTTTCTAATTCTTGTATCTTTTGTTCTTGGGTTTCTATAATCGTTTGTTGTTCTTGAATAGCTTTAGTTAGTATTGGTATTAAATCTGTTGTAGCCATAGATTTAACATTATCATCAGCTGTTGTTACTATGTTAGGTAATACAGATTCTACTTCTTGGGCAATAAAACCAATATTAGTTCTTGTACCATATTCTTCATTAATCCAATTATATGTTATCGGTCTTAACTGTTTAACTATATCTAATCCTAATTCTAAATCATTTATATTCTTTTTATAATTAACATCAGATAAGTTATTATATGCTCCTACACCTGCAACAGAACCATTAACATGAAGTTTGTAGGATGGTGAAGTAGTACCAATTCCTACGTTGCCTCGAACATACATATTACCATTATCGTACATAATGACATTATTGTATAAATTATCAACACTATTCCATCTAAATCCGTAATTAGGAGCGCCAACGAAATATGCGTCATCAGTTAGGGCAGATTTGCCGTTTAGTTTAATACCTCCGTTAACATCAAGCTTATAATCTGGGCTTGTTGTACCAATTCCTACGTTGCCGTTTGCATCAATGCGCATTGATTCATTAGAAGCAACACTAAACTTTATGGTATTAGGGTCTGTGGCGGCACCACCTCCTGCTACTGTTATTCTTGATTGATACCCTGATGTTGACCCAGCCTCTATGTATGTTGTTGTTGCATCTGCCCCAGAACCTACTGTAGTAGTATAAGGATATCCTCTTCCACTTAAATTTCCACTTTCTGATAATCTAATACCACCATCTACATCAAGTTTGGCACTTGGCGAAGTCGTACCAATTCCTACGTTGCCAGATGAACCTTCAATGTACATCTTAGCTGTCGGTGTATTACCACTTACAAAAGCAAAACCACCACCATCCACATCACTTCTGGTTTGAAACATAAGGGTTTGGGGCGCCATGCCGCTAACTGATGAGGAAGCTTTGTAAACATATGCGTCTGCACTATTTTGGTCTATAAATGAAGCAATAGCATAATTCCCAAACTGTAAGGTGTTTGCAATACCAGTTGCGTCATTGAGCGAGGAGTATGGACCGACAACAAAATTACTTGCGATAGCCCGACCTACAACGTGTAATGGGGCATTTGGATTTAATTGGCCAATTCCTACGTTGTTGCTAAAGGTGGCTGCACCTGTGGAGGCTATGGTGAGGGATGGAGTTGTGTAAGTAGTCCCTCCGTTAGTAGTTGATGGTGTAATCTGAAAAGCATTACCAACTGTATTGTCTTTCTCAATTTTCCAATTTACTGAAGTGCCAGCAGTACCTCCTCTTAATTCAATACCATTAGAATTTTGTGCTCCTGTGTTTTGAAATATAGCGGAAGTACCACCTGCTGTGCTTGATGCTGTTAATGTATTACTAAACCTACCCGTTCCGTTAACATCTAACTTATACCCATTATTTGTAGAATTACCTATTCTAACATTTCCTCTTAGGTAAGCTCCACCATCATCTTCAACATAAAAGTTGTAATTAGAACCTAAGTCCAGTACACTAAACCCTAATGTTCCTGATGTAGTTCCTCCACCCCATACATTAGTTCTTCCCCTTACATCTAACTTAGCTAACGGATTAGTCGTACCTATTCCTACGTTGCCATCTGTATGAATACGCATTTTCTCACCACCTCCTGCAAGAAACCTTAAATATCCCCAAGTAGAAGTAGTTCTATTGTAAGATTGCAACGCTGTACCGCTTGATTCTGAAAAAAGCTCTAAATCAGTGTTAGAGCCATCTTTAATGGCAAGTTTGGCATTTGGCGTACTCGTACCAATTCCTACGTTGCCGTTGGCTAATGTTGTAAGAATTGTGCCTACCCCACTTCTTGCACCTTGTAATTCAAATATTCTTTGTGTTGTTTGTTGGTCACTTCTATCATCCCTAAATAAGAATATGGGTGAATTACTGGAGTACCCTGCAGCAACTGCTTGAAATAAACTTTCATTAGTTAATGTTGCGCTGCTATTATTTGTGTATATAAATCCTCTATATTCAGGTCCAGGTGTATTGCCTACAATATGTAATTTTCCTGTTATTGCATCCGTACCAATTCCTACGTTGCCAGATGAAGTTATATTTAGAATATTATTACCACCAGCATAATTTACTCCCCAAAGAGTGGAACTTTGAGCATATACGCCCCAATAATCTCCACCAGTTACATCACCATCAGAACCATCCATCCAAAGAATCGAACCATTATTATATTCATCAAACAAAATTGATGAACTGCCTTTTTTTGCAAAAATATTTCCACCCTCGATGTGCAATTTTACAGATGGACTTACCGTACCAATTCCAACCCTATTATTAGTCGCATCGACATACAACGTATTATCATCAAAATTAGCATCTCCCACCACACTAAAGACATTGTTAAGATATCTAAGGTTGTTGGTAAACTCTAAGTTCTTCTGACTATTAGTTAGAAGTAAAGAACCAATAGAATCCGATTGCGGTAGCTGAGTAAAGCGTAATCGTGGAGGTCCTTGTGAGTACACCGATATAGATAAGAATAGGAAGATTAAACCTATATATAATTTTTTTAATTGAAATTGTACCATACGACATCAATTTGGTCTCCTAAAGATGCGGAGAAGGTTAAGTTAATTGTATCTGTTGTCTTAGAAGATATATATGTTTTATTTATAAACTGTCCGTTATAGTAGATAAGTATTTTATCATTACTGCTCGGCAAACTTCCCGAAGTTACCGTAATACTATTAGTAGAAGAACCTAACGTAAAGTTCTCCTGATGCATCGAAAGAACCGAGGTTATTTGTGAGCCATCTCCCACAAAATTTGAAGCTGATACTGTACCTATAAAATTATGCGTATCATCTAAAGAGTTTCCAAACTGTGTAGAACCACTCTGATAAATTATAGATGCTGATACGACCTCTGTATGAAACTCTTGAGCAGTTAAGATTCCTCCGACTGTGAAGTTTCCTGGTACTGTTTGATTAGAAAGTTGGGCAGAGGAACTAACAAGTCCACTCGGTTTATTTAAAACATTAGTCCAATCTATAGAACCACTTACAATATGACCCCCATTTGTTACAACAGCGTATCCTGTTGTTGGAGCAGAGAATCCTACCTGAACATTATTAGAGTCTAATATCTGTATAGAATCAGGTATAATATAGTTTTTAGTATTGTCATATACAGATACTAATATATTTTCTGTTTCTAAGTTGTGTGTTATTGTAGTAGATGTAACAGATGTAAAAGAGCCTGTTATTGCTTGTGACCTTAATACTGCTATTCCTGTTAGACCACTTCCATCACCTTGAAAACTTCCACTAAAACTTCCACTATAGATGTAACTGCTCCCCGACAAAATGTGGGCGAGAGGCTTCTTAATAGCTCTATTACCTTCCCCCCAAAAGACCTCTCCGTTAAGTAAATTAGGAACATCATTACTTCTACCTGCTCCTAAGACAATACCCGCTCCATTGGAAGGATGTATCTTAGTCACAATACCTAAATTCTGTATAAGATTAGACCCTGTAGGCTTTACGTTTGTATATCCACTATTCTCCCCAACATATATAACCTGCCCACTCTCAAAAGTAGAGGTATCAACACCTTGTATTAAACCACTTATAATAGCATACCCTTCATCGCCATCTGCTAAATCCTCATTTAAAACTAAGGTGGCAGGCATTGTGGCAGGATTAGATGCGGAAGCTGCTATAATACCGACAAGATTACCTGAAGTTCCTGACCCTGTGGCGTGAACAGGAGTCCCTTTGTATAAAGTAGTTCCTGATACATTTTTTACAACTTCATAAGTCGTATCTACAGAACCAAAAGATAGATTACCTAAACCATCGGTTTGTATTACTTGATTTGCAGTACCATCTACGGTAGGATAAATTATACCACTCGCTGTTAGAGCAGTTGTTGCATTAACACTATTAAGTACAGCGTCAGAACCACTGACGATTACCTTTTTCCAATTAGGCATTTAACTGTTTTTTACTATGGTTGGTTACGGTAATTTACCGCCCACTTCCCATAAGGGCCAATAATAAAATTATATAAAAAAATGTTTAACATAATCTATATGCTAAACATTATTTCTTTTTAGATTGTTGGAGATAGTCTTCTTGTAATTTAACTATTAAATTATAGATAAACTCTATCTCTTTTATCTTAAATGTTTGTTCTCCTAATACCTTAATTACAAATTCTAATTCTTCAGGAGTATAAAATATTTCTCTTTTTGGTTCTTCTTCCACACTTTTTGTAGTAACTGGTGTAACTACTTTTGTAGAACCTTTCTTAATTACTGTTGGCAAAACTCTTATAATTTTTGAAATGAACAATTTTATAATTTATGCAAAGATGTATATTTCTCCTCCTTCGACTTTTATGTTACCATTCTTTTGATACTCTGAAATGTCGGTGTGAGGTCCATCAACATCTACTACAGCAGCAGCATACGCAGTAGTGTCAGCAGTAGTTGCTGTACTGCTTACTGATTGGTTGAATCCCCATCTAACTCTGTCAGCCTCATAAAAGAATGCGTGTCCTAACCCTAACCCTTCATCAATGATAATACCACCTTCATCAGGGTTAGCAGAACCACTATTTAATAAAATAAACTTATCTTCTACAAATAAGTTAGCAGTATTGATATAAGTTAAATCACCATTAACTGCTAAATCTCCATCAACAAATAGATTTCCTGTAATAGATGCAGTAGGAACAGTAAGACTGTTTGTAATAGTTACATCATCAGGCAATCCAACAGTTACTGTACCTAAAGTTCTAGAAACAGTAGTTTCATTTGTAGTTCCGTTAATCGCTAAAACAGCACCATCAAGAGAGTTTGCTAAAGTAATATTTCCAGAAGTAGCTACAAAATCTCCACTATCAAAAGATGCGATACCTTTATTATTATCAGTAGTAGCGTATTCACCAGAAAAAGTTATATTCTGATTTGATACAGTAATATCAATACCTTCCCCAGCAGTAACAGTTAAGTCTTGAGTAAGAAGATCCACAGATCCGTAAGTTTCACCGCCATCCGAACCTGTTATATTTAAAGTAGTAACAAGTCCTGTCAAACCAGACCCATCACCTACAAATGATCCAGAAAACAGTGATCCAGAAACAACAGACGCAGCAGTTATATCTAAAATACTACCATCATAAGTTAATCCACTACTTTCTAAAGACCCGCCAGTTCCAATAAGAACTAAGTTGTCATTAGTAAGACTTGACGCTGTTATCTCGTTTACATGTATATTAGAACCACTAACGAGTACTTTTTTCCATTGAGCCATTATGCTATAGTTTTATCTTTACTATAAATATATAAGAATTAAATAAAAATCTAATCTTCTGTACCTACCCAAAAATTTGCTTGACTATACGCCAAACCTCCTGCTACTGGGGGAGGTAATTCATCAAACTCTCCTAATTTTAAAACACCATCAGATGTTACAGTTACTGCATTAAAAGACCCTGACCTTATTATAAAAAAATCTAGACCTGCAATTACACTAGGTCTTTGTAGCTCTATAGAACCTGTTATCTCAGCCTTACCGTAAAAAGGAAACAAAGACTGGGATACTGCTTGATTAAAGTTAACAATAGAAGATGTAGGTATATTATATATAGCGTTACCGTCTCCTATTAGAGTTGTTGCAGATAATGATCCAGTTATTTGTACATTGTTAGTAGTAGATATAAAACTACCTGTAGGTCTAAATAAAGTACCACCATCATATCCTCTAGGTCCTCTCTTACCTTGAGAAGCTACAGTTACAACCTTAGTATCTGGTTTTACTATTACTACATTGTTAGGAGTCTTACCAGACTTTATGTTTACCTGCTCATCATCTTTTGATACTATAATTCTCTTAGACATCAGTAAGTTACTTCTTTACTAAGTTTAATTTTTCCTTGTAGTACTCTATTAACTACTTCACAAGTACCACTCCCGCTCACAATCTCTAAATCATAGTAAGCCTGATCAAATGTAAACGCAGAAGAAGATAAGGCACTAATACTAATGCCTATACTACCAGAACTAGCAGGCTGTATTTCTCCGTTAACTTCTGGAGTTAAGTCTAATCCTGTTCCGCAAGGTGTTAATGTAGATGTTAAAGATGCATACAAAACACTTCCTTTAGGAGAGTCTCTTATCTGCATCCTTGCTGTATATTCAGTTAAGTCAAAAGGAGTTCCGTCAGAATCTTTATAGTCTATTCTAAAGTCAACAGTAGTGCCTTGTTCAATAATAAAGTTATATATGCCAGCAGCCATACTATTCTTTATATATAAATAGTATGAAAACTTTTATTATTATACCTCTATACTAATAACTTCACCTTTCCAGAACTCTTGTAGATCGTCTTTTTTAGTTTTTAACTTCTCCCACACAATTTTCTCATATTCTTGATCCACTTTACCAAGTAAATGAGTATCTTTTACCAAGGTTATTGGTAAAACCCTTCTTCTAAAAGAATCTTCATCTGGATACACCTCAAATATAGAAACTAATCTTATTTTGTGTTTCCAAGATATACGTTCTTCCCCATCTTCTCCGTTAATAATATGCTCAAAATCCTCCCTAGTAATAGAGTAAGTTTTTAGAACAAGAATAACAGACTCCAAATTTACTGTCTCTTGCTTCCAAGGCATTTTAAAAACTAGCATTTTAAGTTGTTTTTACTATTGTTTCTAAATCATAAATGTCATTAGTATCATAAGGACACTGAATTGGGTCTCCCCAAAGCTCATAGTCATATAAGTAAGCTTTTATATTCTTAAATCCTTCCATATACTCCCTTTTAGGAGTGATATTATTGTGTAGGCTATATCCAAAAACCGTAGGAGATGTTCCATTCCACAATACTGTAGAAGGAAGTCTAAAGGCAGCTGCTGCATGCTGTAGACATGAGTCTATTAAAATCCTCTTATCAGCTATCCTAAGTAAAGATATTAGCTCTAAATTGTATTGAGGACCTACTATATGCTCTACTCCAGGAATCCTATTCTCTTTACTCTTACAAATTTGAATAATGTGATGTGTTTTAGAGAAATGTTTAACTATACCTTCAGCTATAGGCAAAGGCATATCTCTAGACCAACTTACTAGTTGATTAACGTCATAGTTATTATCAGCGTTGTAAGGACCTCCATTTGTATGTAAAAGAAGAATAGGCTTATTTCTATTAGAGTATTTTTGTATAACTAACTCTGCCATTCTATAAGGAGTATATAAGTTAGGAAGTTCATTATCATACTCTAATCCAAAGGCCTCGCACCAACTTTCTATAAGATGTCTCCTTTGATGAATATGGTCAGTAGTAGCATAAGGATCATTTTTTAAGATAATAGTATCCTTACCTCTTACATAATCATCATAAAAATAGGGGGTATTTCCTAAGCCATACACCCTCCAACAATCAGGGTTCCATAGGAACACCTCTGGATAACCACATACTACAATAATTTTTCTATCGCTATACTTCTTTTTTACAGCCTTTAAAACTGCCGTAGCTGCTATGTGTTTCCCTAAACCTCCCTCTATATGTACAATTACATATTTTTCGGTATATGCAAAATCAGTAAAAACTGTATCCACTTCTTCATGCTCCTCTAAAAATAATGGATCTCCTGGTAACTCCATAATAACGAATTTAATTTATGAATAATATAATCTTAAAACTTCTTTTAAAGCTGGGTGTCTATGGTTTTCTAATAATTCTACAATATAAACATAAGAACTATTCTCTAAGTTCTTTATTTTTGATAGTCCACTATCTTCATTATACTTTAAATCCACCTGTCTATAATCTCCGCAAAACATCATTTGACTGTCTTTACCTAATCTACCTATACACATAGCAGTTTGCTCTACAGTAAGGTTTTGACACTCATCAACAATACAAACAGCATTGTCAAAAGTAAGACCTCTAAAGTGAGACAAAGATACTATCTCTATAGCACCATCTTCAAACATTTTCTCTATTATGTTATCTTTTGAATAAACCTTTCTTATGTTGTCCATTATAGGTATTAACCAAGGCTCCATTTTCTCCTGAATACTTCCAGGTAAAAACCCAATATTCTCAGAAGATACTGTAGGTCTAGTAATGACTATCCTATTTATCTCCCTTTTAAAGTACTTATCCAAAGCAATCTGTATACTCAGTAGAGTCTTACCAGTTCCTGCTTCTCCAAAGATAAAATTATAAGGGTGTTTTAGTATCTGTTCCTTCGCTAACTTCTGCTCTTCAGATAAAGATATTGAAAACTTTACACTACTCTTAGGTGCTTTCTTCTCGATGTTTTCTGCCATCTATTTTATAGGTTTTGTGTCATATATAAATATACACCTAAAACAAAAAAACCCTGGCAAAAAGCCAGGGTTTAAAAAATATCTATAAGCGACAGAAAACCTTAAATAGTCTCTAGACCTCCTACATAAATCTTTCCATAAAATTCAGGTCTCACAATCTTCTTAGCATAGCGAGTCTGGATTCCTTTTCTTGGAGTGAAGTTTTCAGGGTCTAATACTGTAGGTGTCATCATAATTGGAATATAAGGAGCATAAACAGCACCAGTTTCCAAGAATTGAGATCCTCTATATCCCATCAAAATAGTATTCTCAGTCATATAAGGATTCTTATAAACTGTATATCTGCTATTAAGAGTACCTACTTTCTGAACACCCATTGCATACTGATCTTTAGTTCCATCAGTATTAGCAGCGTATCCAGGGATTGACTCAAGAACAGTAGATACAGTTGGAGAAACTACCATAAAGTTAGCTCCACCACCCTTCAATACTAATCTGTGAATCTCGTTAGATACTTTCTGTAGTTTAGTTCCTAAAGTCTGGAACCATTCTCCTTGAGAGTTGTAGTATCCACCAGTTCCTGCTGACTGCTGAGTAAATCCGTTTCCATTCCATACTTCATTGTTTCTAGCAGACCAGTACTCAACAGTTTGAGCATTCTTAATAAGCATATCAAGAATTTCCAAATCAATTTCGTGAGAAATATACTCAGAAATCATAGCAGTTAATTCTGCCTCAGCATCCAAAGAATGATATGCGTTCAAATCCTGAGCAAATTCATCAGTCCACTTAGTCTTTAACTTACGAGTCTTAGCCGTAATCTCTTCAGATCTAAGTTCTAAATTAATTTCTGGAATATCTAACTGAGAGTCAAATGTTGCAGAAGCTTGTCCTGCTTCAAAATCACCTCTTTCAATAAACGTAGGCTGCTTAGTATAAGTTACTACAGCGTTAGCAATATCTCCAGCATCAGTAGTCACTGCTACAATAAATTCGATATTGTTTGATGCATCAACTTTTGTAAATGCAGGGTAGTAAGATAAAATACCGCTACCACTAATTGCAAATGCTCTAACAGCCTCCATATCAGGCGCACTAAGAGATGATGTAGCAACAGTTACTTTAGCAATATTAGTTCCTGCACTTGCAAGAGAAGAAGATACTACAGCATCATAGTTCAAAGCAGCATCCCAAGCAGCAGTTGTAGAAATAGATGCACTTGTATAAGATACAGATGCAGACACATCATTAGATGTATAAGAGAATCTACCTGCTCCGTAGAAACCTCCAGTACCTGGAGTTCCTCTTCTAGAATCAGTTACACCGAATACAGAATCTTCTTGAGAAGTTCTTCCAGATCCAGTCTGGAACCCACCTTGGTTTGTTCCATATTTGAAATCAAGGAAGAATACAAGACCTGTAGGCATGTTCATAGGTTGTACAGAAACCATATCTTTAGCAGAGATCTCTGTAAATACACGTCTAACAAGTGGAAGTGCTACACCTGCCCACTCCTCAGAGTTGGCTTCAGTACCAGTTCTGTTGGCTTCAACAACTAATTGTCTAGCTTGATTCTCTAACAAGATAGCCATATTAGACCTTTCCTGTTTTCTATCATCAAGACCTTCCAACAAACCTAGCTTTTCCCACTTCTTAGTAAGACCAGCGACCTCAGCCTTTCTAGTCTTATTAAAATCGGTTGGCAAAAAGGATTGAATGTTCATTTTTTCTTAATTAAATTTTTTAAATTAAATAATTCCTGCAAGTTGTTGTAATCTGCTAACTACCTTATTCTCCTCTAAAACCTTTTCTTTAGCAGGCTTCGTGTTGCTTAATGTAGCTTTAGAAGCTCTAGACTCCTTAAGTCTAGCAACTTTCTTGTTAGGATTAGACTTAATTTCTTTGAGAGTAGTACTTAAAGAAGCGTAGAGTAATTTTGTCTCTCTAATAGTAGTCGCTCTGTCAAAAGTTTCTAAAATAGAAACCTTCTGGCTCTCATTAAGATTATAAGATCTAAAAATCTTTCCTGAATAAAGGAGCTTGGAGTTGATTAACATTGCCTCATTCATTTTTCCTTTAAGGAAAGAAATTGTTTTGTAAGCTTCTTTTAACTCGTCTTCTAGTTCTTCCACCTGTTCTTTTGTAGGTGCAGGCTCTCCATCTTCCATTTCCTCTTCTCCACCTTCCATCTCAGCAATCAATTCATTGATATACTCTTCGATGTCTTTGTCTTTCTTGCCGTAGCCCTCACCTTTCATCTCAGGCTCTTCTTCTTCCATATCCTCGCCTTCCATCATCTCATCTTCGCCTTCTACTTCTTTTTCTAACTCAGCAATAATTTCATCTAAGTCATCTCCATACATACTGTCTGGATCTTCCTCTTCGTCTATTGCCTCGCCTTCCATATCTTCTCCCTCTGCTTCATCCATAGTCTCTTCTTTACCTTCTAAGTCTTCTTCATCAACTTCAAAGATAGTTTCATCCATTGTCTCTTCCGCATCTTCTAACTCCTCTTCTTCAAATAAGTCATCTCCCTCAGCAAGTCTGTTGGAGATCATATTTTTAATTTGAGGAGCAAATGTTTCTGCTAGACTAGCCTTAGCATTCTCAATAGCGATATCTCTGAGAGCTTTAGCTTCTGCGATTGATTCTTTAATTAAATCGGCCATTTGTTATAATTTTTTTGTAAATTAAGATATTATAAATCTTAAAAAAATATTCTAATTCTTATTTAGGTATATATTATAGATATACCATCTACTATATAAGTATATAGTAATTACAAAAAAATTACAAAAAATAAGATTTTTTTTTAGTTACAGGGACAATATTCCCCTATATCACATATTATATCAGTGATTAGTTTATTTATTTTTGCTGTCTTGTTGTTTGCATCTCCCACACTTTCTCTAACAGGATTCATAAATGCTCCATGAGTCGAAGGGTTAGAAACAAAGTCAAAACATACTAATTCGAAATCTTCTTGTACTTGCAAATACTTCTGCCTATCTTCTGTAAATACTTCTTTTACAGAACCTACTCCTCTAGAACTAATACCCAAAGTAACTCCAGACTCTAGTAATGATTTTAGAATATTACCAGAAGGTGTAGGGAGTACCTCTACCTTACCCATAAGATCATCTCCTTCCCACCACATTTTTATAACATTATGGGAAGCATTTGCTAAATTAACTACAGATGAATTACCACTCCAAAAACTTTTTTTATTATCTCTACAGTAAAAAGTTTCATTATCTGTATTTATGCAATAAACATTACCCTCGTAATCTACTTCTTCAACATCTATAAATCTAAAATCTAAATGAATGTATTTAGACTTCTCAAACCAAAGCCTATATAGCGTCTTTTTATTTTTATGTTGTATCACTCTTCCAGCAAAATTATAATCTTTTTTAGACACTTGCTCTTTTATAACCCCAGAAGATCCTACTTTAATTAATATCTCATTTAAGTCTTCTATCATACCTTTTGAAACAGTAAAAACAGAACACCTATCATACCCATTACTCCTAACTATAGTACCATCTCCTTTTATATACCACTCTAAGAAAATATCTAATAATTCTGGATGGCTATCTTTTATAAATTCAGGTATTCTTTTAGTATACACATTCCCAAAATCTTTTAAAAAAGTATGCAATCTCTGATCAGATACTTTTAACATAACGCTTTTCAAAGACTTGGGATACTCTTTCCAATGTAGTTCATCACTTAATTCTTTTAGTATAGACTTAAACTCATCTAAAACTTCTCCTTTGTTTTGAGTAAAAGTTATAGAATTAGATCTCCCTGATTTATCCACACCTCCTTCAGCAAAATAGAATCCCAAAAAGGCGAAAAAAGCTTTAGTGTTCAGAACTAAAGGTTTAGATTGCTCTTCAGATCTTTTCTTAGAAGACCTTTTATTAGTTTCTACAGGATCTATAGTAAAAGAATCTTCATAAGCATCTTTTCTCCAAATACCTGTTTTAGGTATAGCTAAATGAGATACCTTTATTTTTTTAGATAAATCTAATATTTCTTGTGCAGTAATAAAAGTGTTCACACCATTTCTATCTGTGACTATAAATTTATGATTAGGAGTTACAGTCGTATTAATGTTTTTACCTTTTATTACCACCATCTTACCTTTATACGGCTCATTTATTACTTTATTTATAGACTTTACTTCTATTTCATTAGTAAATCTATTTAAAGTAAAAACTTTTTCAGAACCAGACAAATCTTTAAGATACTTCCATCCATCTGTTGTCATTAATTCAGCTGAAGATGTTAGGCACTCTGGGTGGTCCAATTCACCCAATGCTCTATTTTGAGCTACAAACTCCTGATTGTACTTTTCAGCTTCTCTTTGTAAAACATCTTTAGGGTAAACTCTACCATTCTGATTCTTTGCTCCAGCTCTTTGTAATACTCCAGAGACTAGTATCTTGCCATTAATAGAAATACTCTCCTGTATTATACTAGGAGAAATATTAAATGGTATATATTCTACTAATAAATCTTTCATCTTTATTTATTTTTTTTACTGCTATAAGCTTTGATTGTATTTTTATAAGATTTTTTAGCTTTCTTAAAAGGGAGTTGATAAATTATATCATCTTGTTTCTTCTTATCTGATTTTCTTGCAGGCTTAGACATAAATATATTAGGAGATTGATATCCAGCTACATTTGCAGAAACATTCTCTTCAACTAATTCTGTAGGCAATTCTGCTATAATAACTTTAGGAGTAAAACCCATAGCAGCTGCTGTAGATAATCTAGTATTACCAGCAACTAAATGATACCTATCTCCAAACTTTAAAATAAGAGGTCTTTCGTATGTATCATTCTCAAATTTACGTTTTAGTTTATCAGGATTGGTCTTATTATATGTATTAGCAACTTTATATGCTGCATCCATATCACCCTTCTTAATATCGTTTGATTCTGTATTTTCTAGCTTCTCCCACACTTTTTTATCTAAAGTAACCTCATCAGCATCATAAAACAACTTCTTTAAACTATCAACACTTATCTCTATGCCCTCATTTCTTTTTAAGTCCTGAGCCACTCTCTGTAATTCGCCTAACTCTCTATCTATAGAGGTATTCTCTAGTAGAACATTAAGTTGATACACTAAAGAGTTTCTATTCATAAAAATTACTTAAGCTCCTCTACTAATTGATGATATCTTATTAAAGAAAGGTACTGAGATTCTGTTACAAAGTTTACATTCTTTATCTCAGGAAGTAGGTTCAGTATTTCTTTTAGTTTTATAATAAGAACTGTATCTTTTGTATTAGCTATAGACTTTTTAATAGATTCGCTAATATAATCTACTTGTTCTGCTATAAACTTCTTTGTGTCTAAACTATCAACTGAGTTGAATATAAAGTGTCTTAGTATAGCTTTTTGGTTTTCGTTTAAACTACTAAACTTGTTATTAAACTTCTCCACCAAAAGTTTAAAGGTCAGAGCCTTCATCTCAGGATCTAGACCTTCCAATAACTCACTCTTCTCTTGGCTATGCTCTTTTCTCTCACTTATAATAAAGTTAGCTACATATAGTTTATTCTTAAGATATAAGTTAGGATTTTCAGAATCTTTATACTCAAACAAATTAAATAAAGATGCATATACTTTATAATTATCTACTTGAGTTTTTAAGAATAAATCTCTATCAAAATTCTCGTTTATTTCTTTTATTAGATTATATTTATCTTTTTGTAGCTTATCGTCATCTATAAACTTTCTACTGCTTATAGCTGATTCTACTATTTGTAAAGCAAAGTTAGAATCTTTTTCCTTAGCTTCTAATATAGAATTATATAGTTTTAACTCCTCCATTAAAGGAGAATCTTTTCTAAAATATTTCTTTATAATAGAAACACTAGTAGGTTTTTTTCCTTGAAGTACATCACTGGTCATTTGTCTTATGAGCAACTCATACAACAGACCAGTATTCTTTAACTTCTTATGCTTAAATTTTTTAGTCATATTTATGACATTTGTTTATATATAAGTATATCAATCTTCTCCTAACATTTCATTTAAAGGCTCTTTTTTAAATTTCTTATTCAAAGAGTCTATTAAATCTTTTGTTTCATTAAAACCTCTTGTAGAAAATCCAGTATCAGACATTGTTCTTTGGAAACCTAAAGGGTCTCTGCCATTGGCTTTATCCCTATCTGTACCAAACTTTCTTAAAGATTTAGGTCTACCTCCCTTATCCACATACTTATCATCCTTTTCTAAATCAAATGCAGTTATCTTATCATCCTCTTTTCCTATCTGCATCTGTGCTATAGAATGCGGAGTTCCTTTTACTTCTCCCGACTTTTTAGGGTCATTACCTTCACTCTCCATTTGAGTAAGTCTCCAGTTAGTAGCTTGATCTTGAAGTATCAAATCTTCTTCATCCTTCCATTCGTCAGTAGATAAATTAAGAACATTCTCAAATATAGCTTTCCTAGAAACCATCTTAGAATCCTTCATAGCATTAACAAGATTCATCTTCTCGGTCATTATCTCAACCCTCTGTCTTTCATATACAATAGAAGGATTATTTAGTTTAAGTTCAAAGTCAATTAAAGAAGCATCAGTATATCCTTGTAAGAATAAATGTATAACTGCAATCTTATTTAATTCAGACTCAAATATACTTTGTATCCTTTCTATAGTTCTAGCAAATCTAACATCTTCAGCAGCTAATAAAGCTTTGCCATCCAGGTTCTCATCGAATCCTAAGAAAGCTCTTGGTATTTTTAGAGCAGCCATCATCTTCTGCTTAATATAGTCAACATCCTCGATAAACCCTTCATTTCCAAGACCTTCTAAAGTCTCTATCTCTGTACCAGCATCTCCACCCCTAACAGGAATGTAAATATCCTCAACCATATTTTGAAGATTAAACTTCAAATTATACTGCCCTGTCTTCTC